ATGAGGTAATAAGTGAAGACGCGGTAGAACCAAAGTATAATTATCCGTCTGATTCCGGATTTGATTTACATTCTACAAAGGAGATTACAATACCGGCTTTTGGTAGGGCTTTGGTTCCAACAGGGTTAAAATTTGATATTCCTGATGGTACAGAGATTCAAGTAAGACCTAAAAGCGGGTTGTCCATCAAACAGGGGATTACGGTTTTAAACACGCCTGGAACTATTGATAGTGGATATAATGGTGAAGTACAAGTTATTGTTTTTAATACAAATAATTCTGAGTTTACAATTGAAAAAGGGATGAAAGTTGCTCAAGCAGTGTTTTGTCCTGTAATTAATGGTAAATGGGTTAGTTTGGATAAAGTAGAATCTGTAGATGAAAAAGACAGAGGTAGTAATGGATTTGGTTCAACAGGAATAAAATAAAATGATTACAATAGTATATTCAACACATAAAGATAAAAATTATAACGAAAACTTTAAATCTCACTTAAAAAAGACAATTGGGGTTAAAGATTTTCAAATTTTGGAGTATGAAAACTTCAATCAATATTCTCTGGCTCAAGTTTATAATAAAGGAATATCAGAATCTATTTATGATATTGTAGTATGTTGTCATAATGATATAAAATTAGAAAATGGTTGGGGTAAAAAATTAATCAACGACTTTGAAAACAATCCTGATTATGGAATAATTGGTAAGGCCGGTAGTTGTTATTTTCCGGAATCTGGCATTTATTGGGAAAGAATGCAACAAACAATGGTTGGTCAGGTTTATCATCATCCACAAGGAAAATCAAAATGGTTAAGTAGATACTCAGCAAAATTACCTTTTTTAATTCCTGTGGTAACAATAGATGGTCTTTTTATTTCATTCAATAAAAATAAAATTAATCATGTATTTGATGAGACAATAGGTAAATTCCACTTTTATGACCATTTATTTTGTTTACCTAATTATTTGGATGGAGTTAAAATTGGTGTTACATCGTCATTTGAGATAACTCATGAGTCAGTAGGACAACCAAATCAAGAATTTTTTGATTCTAAAGTAAAATTTTTAGAAAAATTTGGTAAAAATCTACCATTGGATTTGAAACCTAATTTTGTATATAAAGAAGATATTAAAAAATCTGAATTTAAAAAAATAAAAAAAGTAGCAATTATAATTCCAACTAAAGGAAAAACACATTTACTATTTAATTGTGTTAGTTCATTCATTGATAATTGCGACACTAAAAAGTTTGATTTTTTTATTGCAGATACGGGGTCAAATGAAGAAGAAAAAGATTCAATAAAAAAATTCATATCCGATAATAAAGATAAAACACATATTAATTTTATCGAATACGATTACTACAACTTTGCTAAAATTAATAACGATGTAGTTAAAAATCATATCAATGACGAATATGAATTTATATTGTTTTGCAATAACGATATTGTAGTGTTAAATAATGTGGTCGATGAAATGTTATCTACGTTTAAAGACAAGGCAAACGCTGGAACTGTAGGATGTAGACTTCATTTTGAAGATAACACCATCCAACATGATGGGGTGTTTATGGGAATTCAACAAGGAAGATTATTGTTATCACATGTTGGATTTAAGAGTTACTACAACTATTCAACATCGATTAAAACCGTGATAGGTAATACTGCTGCTTTGATGATGGTCAGAAAAAATGTTTTTATAAGATGTGGAATGTTTAATGAAGAATATGTTTCTTGTTTTGAAGATGTTGAATTAAATTTAAAATGTATTATAATTGGATTAGAGAATTATTTTTCAGGGAAATCAGTCGCATATCATTTTGAATCTCAAACAAGAAAAGATGACCCTGAAACACAAATAAATCAATCTAAAGATTACATGAGGTTAGTACCTTTTGTTAATCAAAATATTGAAAAAATAAAAAGTAAAATTAATTTAATTTAAGATGGCGGTTGGAGCACATAAAATTACAGAGGACTTTGAAAGTGCGTTGTCTAAATACACAGGGGCACCATTTGTGGTAACAGTAGATAACCAAAGTAATGCGATTTTTTTGGCACTTATGTACGAAAAAGTAAAAGGCATGGAAATTGAAATTCCAAGTCGAACTTACCCTTCAGTACCTTGTGAAATAATACATGCCGGTGCTAAAGTAAAATTTAGAAAAGTTGATGGGAGTACTATAAAAGGGGCATATCAACTAATCCCAACTAAAGTTTGGGATAGTGCATTAAGGTTTACTGTTGGTATGTATATACCAAACACTCATATGTGTGTATCGTTCACAGGCCCTTACAAACATTTAAAACTTGGTAAAGGTGGAGCAATACTAACTGATGACGAAAACGCGTATAAATGGTTTAAAAAAGCAAGATTTAGTGGGAGAGATGAATGTAGTTATCATGAAGACAACTTTGATGTAAATCCTGTAGTTGGGTGGAATTTTTACATGATGCCAGAAATATCGGCTAGAGGGTTATTACTAATGACTCAGTTTTATAATAGACAAGGTGAAGGATTGGAAAATGAAGATTTAGAATTACCATACCCTGATTTATCAAAATTTAAAATTTATACGGAACAATAATGAAAAAAATTGCAATTATGCAACCATATTTTTTTCCGTATATCGGATATTTCCAATTATTTAAGGAAATCGATGAGTTTATAATTTATGATAGAATAAAATACACAAAAAAAGGTTGGATAAACAGAAATAGGATTTTAACTACTAATGGGGTTGACCATATAAGTTTGCCAATAAAAAAAGATTCTGATTTTTTATATGTGTATGAGAGAAGTTTGAGTGATTCGTGGGAAAAAGAAAAAATAAAGTTAATCAATAAACTCAAAAATTCTTATAATAAAGCCCCGTTCTTTAAAGAGCATTTTCCAATCGTATTAGAATGTCTAAATCAAGAAGAAAAAAATTTATTTGAATTTATTTTTAATACAATAAAAATCATTAATTCTTTTTTAGACTTAAAAACACCAATAATAAAATACTCTGAATTAAATATTAATGATGAATTAAAGGGCCAAGATAAGGTCATTGAAATTTGTAAAAAAGTTGACGCTAAGATTTATGTAAACCCAATTGGAGGGGTATCGTTATACTCAAAAGAAAATTTCAATAATGAAAACATTAAACTTAATTTTTTAAAAGTTAATAATGTTTTTTATAAACAAAGAAATAGTGATTTTATTGAGAGTCTTTCAATTATTGATGTTTTAATGTATAATTCATTATTTGATGTTAAAGAAATCTTAAAAAAATATATTTTAATATGAAATGGAAAAAATTAGGTAGGATTTATAATCCTGAAGAACACTATAGCCCGAATAAAGAATGGAGAAAACACTTTGCTCAGAGTGTTAGTACATTAGTTTTTGATGATTTTATTAGAGTTTATTTTTCTTGTCGACCAGATAATGATTCTGAAGGACAGGCCAAATCATATACAACATACCTCGATTTAGATAAAAAAAATTTATTTAAAATTATTAAAATATCAGATAACCCTGTTATGGATTTAGGGGGTATTGGTGATTTTGATGAGTTTGCAGTTTATCCTACCTCGGTTATTAAAGAAAACGACAAAATCTTAATGTATTATGCGGGGTGGAGTCGATGTAAATCAGTACCATTTAATACTTCAATAGGTCTTGCAATAAGTGATGATAACGGTATGACCTTTAATCGAATAGGTAAAGGTCCAATTCTTTCTTCTTCTTTAAATGAACCATTTGTAATTAGTGGTCCTAAAATAAGAAAATTTAACGATAAATGGTATCTTTTTTATTTGGCGGGAAAAAAATGGATTAAAGATAATGGTACTCCTGAAATAATATATAAAATAAGGATGGCAACTTCAACAGACGGCATTAATTGGGTTAGAGTTGATAAAGACATAATATCTGACTTAATCGATGAAAATGAGTGTCAAGCAGGTCCTGATGTTTTTTATTTAGACGGACAATATCACATGTACTTTGTTTATAGACATGGATTGAATTTTAGAAAAGAAAAAAATAGAGGATATAAAATAGGGTATGCAATATCTAAAGATTTAATTAATTGGGAAAGAAAAGACGATGAATGTGGTATTGGGTATTCTGAAGAAGGATGGGATAGTGAAATGCACCATTATCCACATGTTTTTTCTATTGGAGATGATTACTATATGTTATATAATGGAAATGAATTTGGAAAAAATGGATTTGGGATTGCAATTTTAGAAAAATAATGGACATAACATATAAAATAAATGAATCAGATATCAACTTAATTAATAATCATTTAAATGAGTGTAATGACCATTTTATACCAAAATTAGAAAAGTACGTAAAAATATCTGAATACTCAGAAAAAATATTTAATAATTCTAAAAGATTTGAGTCTTATCTTGGAAAAGAATTAATTGGTTTAATTGCGGTATACGAAAATAAAAATAATAAACTTTTCATTACAAATGTTAGTGTAATACCAACATTTCATGGAAAAGAAATTTCAAAAAAACTATTAGATTTTTGCGTCGAGTATTATAGACAACAAAAATTTTCAGAAATAGAACTAGAGGTTGATGAAAAAAATCTAAAAGCAATAAAATTTTATGAAAAAAATAATTTTAAAATAAAAAAAATAGATAAAAAAATTTTAATGACTATGAATCTTAAAAGAGATTATAATGAAGAGTTTAAAGATACTCAAGACCATAAATATTCTTATGATTTTGATTTTGATGTTATGCATGGATATATGATAGACTCCATGACACCATTTTTTAATGGGGATAATGTATTGGAATTAGGCAGTTATAAAGGTGATTTTACAAAAAGATTGATTCCATTATTCAATAATATTACATGTGTTGAGGCATCAGACGAAGCAATTAACATCTCTAAAACAAAATTACCAAACAATGTAAAAATCATTCATTCATTATTTGAAGATTTAAATTTAGATGAGAAATTTGATAATATATTATTAACACATGTTTTAGAACATATTGATGAACCAACTCAATTATTAAAAAAAATAAAAGATAATTGGATATCAGACAATGGATATCTCTTTATAATTTGTCCTAACGCTAATGCGGCTTCAAGACAAATTGCGGTTAAAATGGGTCTTATTGAAAATAATTTTTCAATAACTAATTCAGAAAAATTACATGGACATAGAATAACTTACTCTTTAGATACATTAGAAAAAGACGCGGTAAACGCAGGATTAAAGGTCGCATATCGAACTGGTATATTTTTTAAAGCGTTAGCTAACTTTCAGTGGGACGAAGTCATAAATAAAAATGTAGTATCTAAAGAATATTTAGATGGATGCTATAAATTGGGACAACAATATCCTGATTTATGTTCAAGCATAATGATAATCTGTAAAAAATAAATTTTATGAAAATTGGAATTATTATATCAACGTATCAAAGGGAAGACGGAAAAACCCCAGTGTATTTAAATAGGACTTTAGATTCTGTTTTAGCCCAAACATATAAAAATTATAAAATATTTTTAATTGGGGATAGATATGAGAACAATGATGAGTTTGAATCTTATGTCAAAAAAATAAATCATGTCGAGCATTATTTTGAAAATTTACCTATTGCTCATGAAAGAGATGTTTATGGTAGTAATAAAAACGCATTATGGTCTTATGGAGGAACTAATGCAACTAATTACGCTATGGACTTATGTGAAAAAGAAGGTATTGATTTTGTTGTAACTTTAAATCACGATGATTGGTGGTATGAAACACATTTAGAAGAGTTCTACAATTGTTATGAAATGTTTAAATGCGATTTTATGTGTACAAAATCCACATTTTTTAATCCAAATAATTTTTTACCGATTGTGAATTCTAAAGAATATTATAATAGTTTTTTCCCTAGCTATGGAGCGTTGATACATTCTTCGGCAATCATTAATATAAAAAACATACCATTAAGATATATTGATTTATTTAAAACAACGGGTAAAGTAGGATTACCCGGTGATGGAGAATATTGGAATAGGGCCACAAAATTTATGAGAGAAAATAAATTATGTGGAATTATGATTAACAAATTAACCTGTAGACACGATGAAGAAGGATATGTCAAAAGATAATAAAAAAATAACATTTGAAATTACTGAAGAATCAATTTCATTAGTAAATGAAATATCAAAAAATATGAATGGTAAAACATTCCATAATCATTATCATATTTTGTACGATATTACAAATTCGATAAATAAAGATGATTTAATTTATTTAGAAATAGGTGCGTATGCTGGAGGTTCAGCATCATTAATGAGCTCAAATCATAAAATATCTAAATCATATAGTGTTGATATTGGTTATCCTATTAATAAAGAAACTGCAATTAATAATGTTTTAAAATTTAAACACAAGGATTGTGAATATCATTATTTTCACGGTAGTTCCATGGATAAAAAAATAATTGAAGAAGTAAAATCGAAAATTAATTATGTAGATATTTTATTTATCGATGGAGACCACGCTTACAATGCGGTATTATCTGATTTTAAAAATTACTCTGATTTAGTTGTTAAAGGAGGATATATTATTTTTGATGATTACTTAGATAATGTTCATAGTCCTGGCGTAAAACCTGCAGTTGATTCGTTGTGTGAAACCATAAATGAAGAATATGAAATAATTGGCTCATTAAATTATGATTTATTAAAAAAAACCGATAATCCTAATTTAAATGGAAGTAATGAATTCATATTAAAAAAAAAATAATTTAAATGGGAATTAATCCTAATAATCTTAAAAGTGTTAACAAAAGTTTTCATTCTAATTCAGATTTAATAAAAGACATAGTCGATAAAAAAAATTCTGAATCTATTGTAAAAAATGATTCGTCACCTAATTTGGTTACGGAGTCAAAAAAAAGTAAAATTTTTGTTATAGGTCATAATAAAACCGCAACGACCAGTGTTATAAAAAACATTGCGGATTTTGGATTTAAAGTTGGTCATCAGATGACTGGAGAACTTATGTTATATGAGTACTTAAATAATAATTTTAATCCAATAATTGAACATTGTAAAACCGCTGACGCTTTTAAAGATGTACCATTTTCATTACATAACACATACAAACACTTAGATATCGCCTTCCCAAACTCTAAATTTATATTAACAATAAGAGATAATGAAGATGAATGGTATGATTCTATAGTTAGATTTCATACTAAAATTTTTAAGGGTAAACTTCCTGACGCAAAATCTTTAAAAGAGTCTAAATATATTAAAATTGGTTGGCAATACCTCGTTCACGCAAAAACATATAACGTAGAAGATAACGATTTATATAATAAAGAAAAATTAGTTATGTATTATAAAAAACATAACGAAGATGTTGAAAACTATTTTAAAGATAGACCTAACGATTTACTCATATTAAATGTGAAAGAAATAAATGGATATAAAAAATTTTGTGTTTTTTTAGGAGTGGAAAAAAAAGGTAAATTTTATCATCTTATGAGGTCAAAATAATCTAAAATAATAAAATCATTTCCATTTCACAATAAAAATGTATTATTAATATATAAAAACATTAATTAAATGACGGATACTAAAAAAAGAAAACCTTCGACTCATCCCCAAAAGGAAAACGAGTACAGACCACAAATGAATAAAAAAGAATTAATATCACAAATTGTTAAGAAAAAGACAAAAGATAAGTTTTTAAGTGAAAGTCAAAAAATATATTATGATATATTAAAATCAAATCAAATTACAATTTGTTCAGGGCCCGCAGGTGTTGGTAAAAGTTATGTTTCCATGAAAGCAGCGGTTGACTTATTAATTGACCCACTTACCCCATATGAAAAATTGATAATTGTTAGACCGGCAGTTGAGGCAGAAGAGAAATTAGGTTCATTACCCGGTAATGTTGAAGAAAAATTAGACCCATATATTTTCCCATCTTATTATCTGTTAAATAAAATTATAGGTAAAGAGGCAAGAGAAAAATTAAAAGAAATTGACGTTATAGAGGTTTTTGCGTTAGCATATATGAGAGGAATGAATATTGATAATTCAATATTAATTTTTGAAGAAGCTCAAAATTCTACGCCAAATCAAATGAAGTTATTGTTAACAAGAATTGGATATAATAGTAAGTTTTTTATTTCAGGTGATTTAGAACAATTTGATAGACATAAAGACAAGACACAGACAGGTCTTTGGGATGTAATTAAAAAATTTGAAGGGTTAGATGATATTGGTATTTTTGAATTTAAAGATGGAGATGTAGTTAGAAATCCAATCATTAGTAAAATTTTAAGGAGGTACGAAGATAAATGAGGATTGGTGTTGAATTAAATGGTGTTTTAAGAAACACCATTGGTAAATTAGAACTAGTATATAATAAATACTTGATTGAAAAAACCGATGGTATTGAGTCAGATACTGACTTTGAATACAGAATGGACTTACCGGTTACAAGTTTACAATTAGAGAATCATTTTAAATTTAGAGATAAAGAAGAGATGTACTCTTTTTTATTTGAAGAATTCCCAATGGAGATTTTCGGACATGCAGGGTCAACCGAAACTATGACATTTAATGACTTAAATGATTTTTACATTGACTTTAGAGACAATCACGATATATTAATCGTATCAGATGAAATTGGAAAATCTAAACCTGCGTCTTTGTTCTTTTTATCAAAATTTGGATGTCTTATTGAAAAAGTTAAATTTTATAGTCACTTAACAATAAATTCAATGTGGGATGAGGTAGACATTTTACTTACATCAAATCCTGACTTATTATTAAATTACCCTAAAAATAAAACAGTAATTAAATTTAATACTGAATATAATAAAAACATAAACTCACAATTTGAGATTTCATCAATCAAAGAATTAAAAGAAAAGATAAAAGAAATACTATGACAAACATGCTTAAAATAATGAATGAACATTACTTTTTAGATTTAGATGAAATCGACAAGTATATTCAAATAGAACAAACTCAGCCTACAACAGGTTCAACAGGGGATAATCATATAAGCATTGTTAAATATGAAACCGTAAAATTAATGTTAGAGGTATTAATGGACGAACATGAAGATGTCGATGATGCACTTGGAGCTAAAGGAGCAAACCATTTATCAATACCATTTAAAATTGCATTCAATACTTTAGTAAGTAAAAAAATATTAAAATCATTCTAAAAAATATGGAACAAAATAGAATAGAAAAATTAGAAAAATCAGTAGAGAGCTTAAAAAATAAAAGTTCTAGAATTTACCTATTTGTACAAGACACAAAAGGTAATCCTAAAGCGGGCGTTAGATACATGTATCAAATGGGCCTTGCTTTAAAAAATAAAGGATATAACCCTGTTATATTACACGAAAAACCTGATTATATTGGTGTTGAAGAATGGTTAGGTCCTGAGTATATGGAAATACCACACAAACCTATTGAAGGTCAAAATTTAGAAATTTCGCCAGATGATTTTTTAATTATCCCTGAAATCTTTGGGTTTATTATGGAACAGGTAAAAGATTTACCGTGCGCAAAAATTGTATTGTGTCAAGCGTATGACCATATGATGGAAACATTACAACCAGGTTATGGGTGGGCAAATTATGGATTTTTAAAATGTATAACTACTTCAGAATTCCAAAAAGAATATATCTCATCTGTAATGAGAAATGTAACATTTGACATTTTACCTCCATACATCTCAAAAAGATTTACGAAGACGGAACAAACTCAAAAACCAATTGTTGCGGTTCACTCAAGAGACCAAAGAAAATCGGTTAATTTTATTAAATCATTTTATCTAAAATTCCCACAGTATAGATGGATTACTTTTAGAGATATGAGAGGATTAAGTGAAGAACAATTTGCAAATAGTTTAAAAGAATGTTTTTTAAGTATTTGGATTGATGAAACTAGCGGATTTGGAACTTTCCCATTGGAATCAATGAAATCTGGCGTACCATGTATTGGAAAAGTCCCTTCATTATTTCCTCATTGGATGAACGAAGCTAATGGACTTTGGTTAGCAGAAGAAACTAAAATTGCGGATTTTGCGGCAGACTTTATCCAAAATTGGTTAGAAGATAACATTAAACCTGAGTTATACGAAGAGATGGACAAAACTTCTGACAGTCTATCAACCGAAGAACAATTTGTTGAGAACGTAACTGAAATATTTTCAAGATACTTTGAAACAAGATTAAACTCATTTGAAGAACAATTAAATAAATTAACACCTGTAGAATAATATGGAAAATAAATTTGACGTTTCGGTAATATTACCAATTAAAACAGCGACCGCAAAAGAATTTACTGAATATTTCACTAAATCAATTGCGTCGTTAAAAGAACAAAAAACTAGTATAAATGAATTAATTATCGTTCATACTGATGAAGAACTTCTTACATCAGTTTTAAATGAATTTGATTTTGGAACATTAAATGTTAAAAAATTAATTTGGACGGAAACTCCGAATTTTTCTGACCAAGTAAATTATGGAATTAAAAATTCATCGTCAGAATGGGTTTCAATTTTAGAATTTGATGATGAATATTCTAATATTTGGTTTAAAAATGTAAAAAAATATTCGGAAATATATAAAGATGTTTCAGCATTTATGCCAATTGTCGTTGATGTTGACGATAAGGGAATGTTTGCCGGATTTACGAACGAAGCAACATTCGCCTCAAACTTTTCCCAAGAAATGGGTTATTTGAGTAACGAAACTCTTCACAATTTCCAAAATTTCCAAACTTCAGGTATGGCTTTCAAAAAATCTTTAGTGGATGATTTTGGAGGTATTAAATCAAATCTTAAACTGACATTTGTTTATGAATTTCTACTAAGACTGACATTCAATTCTGTAAAAATGATGACAATCCCTAAAATTGGGTATAAACACATTAACCTCAGAGAAGGGTCTATCTTTTGGAATCATAAATATGGTACAGACATATTATCCGAAAATGAGGTTAGATTTTGGATTGATTCTGCAAAGAAAGAATATTTCTTTAAAGATGAGAGACCAATTCATTTCGAACCAACTATTTAATGCTCGTTAAATCAGGTGTAACTTCAGATGCGGGAAATATTGATTCAAGAAAAAGAGGAAGAAAGTCAAAACAAAAAAATTATTTTGATGTACGAGAAGAAAATGCGGTAAGAATGTTTCTTCTAGAACCTTCCTGGGAAGAAAGGAATAAGATTTACAATCAATACTTAAGAGACCCTTTAGATAAAATGATATCGTCTATTATTAGACGATATAAACTTTATCGTAAAGATATGGATTTTGATGAAATCCATACGGATACCCATTCTTTTTTGATGACTAAAATTGAAAAATTTAAACCATCTAAAGAGAAAAAGGCTTATTCATATTTTGGTACAATATGTAAAAATTATTTGATGGGACAAATAATTAAAGACCAAAAAGAGATGAATAGGAAAATATCATACGAAGATATTTCTTCTTCAATCGAAGAAAATATTGAATTTTCATATTCAATGGAAACCGATGATTTTGATGCGGATTCAGTAATTGATAGATTTAAATCTGAACTTAAAGAATTTGTTGAGTCTCAGAATCTAAACGATAATGAGAAAAAACTTGGTTTTGCTCTTTTAGAATTATTTGATAATTACGAAAACATATTCATGGGGGCTGATAATAATAAGTTTAATAAAAATGTAATTTTATTGTCACTTAGAGAGATGACGAATTTATCAACCAAAGAAATCAGAAATTCTATGAAAAAATACAAAAAATTATATGGTTCGGTAATAACATTAATTTTAAAATAAACAAGATTAGTATTTATAGTTATGAGCAGACCAAAGAAAAAAGAAATAAAATTTACTAAAGATTCAATACTAACAGTATTACAAGAAGTTTACAACGAAATTGTAGAACAAAGAAATACTGCAATTAGAATTCAAAATAAAATGTTGGCAATGATGAAAGACCCCGAAGATATGCAAACAATAGGTCCTGTAATCAAAGAACAACAAAAAATAATTAATGATTGTGTTGAAAAAAAACTATCTCTATCTAAATTACAATCTTCAATTTGGGAGAAGACACAAAATGAAAAATCCGATTTTACATTAGATGATTTAGATGATGATTTAATTGATTCGTTAATGAATAAAGATGTTTCAAAAGTTGATGAAACATATAAAATAAAGAAATAATTTTCATGGCAACTGATTTAAGTCAAAGTTACAATAACGTTGAGCAAAAAATTAAAGCATCTAGAACTTATTTAGAGGTTAAACAAGATGCGAATAAAATTCAAAAAAATTTAGGGGATAATTTAGCTCAGGGTAAACAACTTGTAACGACAACAGTTGACCAATTAAAAGACCAACAAAAAAAATTTCAAAGACAAGTTAAGACTCAACTTGATGAGATGTTGAGTATGGTTCAATTTAATAGTGGCTCCGGTTCAGGAACTATGAGATATATTAAATCAAAGTTTATTGAGGCGGCGTTAAGAGTAGAACCAAAAATTTTTGAGATTTTAAATAAGGAAACTATAAAAGCATTAGGTTGTTCTCAACAACAGGCATATAATGCTCAAACAATCTATATAAAAGTAAAAAGTACGGACTTACAAAGATTGTTAACTACAAGCCCTGAAGAACCATACGCGAGAGTTGCGTATGAAAAACTTCCACCGGTTACTAATCAAATACCATATAGTATGAATCGAGAGATGTGGGAAAGATTACAAAACTTAAATCAACCTGTTGATTTTTACGGTGCATCAGGACAAAAACTTTTTACAATTACTTACGTACAATCTAACGGAGCTATTACAGGCGATTTTTATAAGATAGATTTAGTTGACAGAATTGTCGGACTAAATAAAGTTGCAAATTTTATTGTAGATTATTATAGGTCGATAAAAGTTATTGATACAAGTAATTTATTTCAACAACTTATGGACCAAATAACCGGTGCGGTATCATTTGAGGCCAAAATTGGTTTTGGAGAACTAGACGATAAGAATAAATTTCTTTTATTATTACAAAGAATTTTAGGGTTATGTTTTGATAGTAAAAGAGAAATTGATGTTAGCGGTAACTCTAAGGTTGCGGAATTAGATGGGGTGGACGATAGTTTTTTTGAGTTTACTGACATGGACCTCAGATATATTGAACAAAAAATTTCTGACACTCAAACAGGGGTTGTTGAGTTTGAAGATTGTCAAAATGTAAAGTTACCTGTAAATTCAAAATCAATTTTAGATTCATTAAATAAATTAAATGAAATTATTAATGTCGAAGACCAACAGACCTTTGCTGAATCTTTAACGAGTTCTTTAACAGAAGACGAAAAATGGAAAATATTAATTCCAAACTCGGTAGACATTAATCTATCAATTGATTTGAGTTTTTTAACTAATTTACCTAAAGCAATAATGATGGCGTTGTTGTCTCCTAAAATAGTATTACCATTATTAATAATGGCAAAGGCTATTGGTCAATTAGCCGGAGACGCAATTGAATCCTTGATGGATTTTATAAAGGCGTTTAAAAATTATGTATTAAATATAATGTCAAAAATTGGGGCTTTGTTTGTCCAAGAATTATTTGACATAATTAAAAAAGATATTAGAAATTTAATTCACCAAATCGCAGTTGACTTAGCAAAAGAAAAAGTATTAAAAAAATATGCAATGATTTTGAAATTAGTCGAATTACTTTTGATTATTATAAAATTTGTCGATGATTGGAGAAAATGTAAAAGTGTTGTTGATGAAATATTAGCGTTATTGAATTTAGCTCTTCCTGATATTGGTGGAGGTATACCCGCACCGCTTTTGGCGTTATCATCAATATTACCGGGGAGTTCTCCGACTAGGTCATTTATTAATACTATTGAAGAATTTCAAAAATCAGGATTACCAACAGGACCTATGCCAGATGGAAGTCCTAATTTAATGTTACAGTCCATATTTGGACAAATGAAAGGACAGGATAAAGAAGATGCTGAGAATGGAAAAGTACAAGTATTTGTACCTCCATTAACAGTACTTCCGGCCGGAGTGACTTTGCCTTCAGGTAGCGGAACAGGTAAAAAATCATAATATGAACGATATTGAGAAAGTAAGAAAAATAATAAATGAGATTTCTGATAGTTCTAATAGTGAACTATTGTTTGCATTGAAATTCTTAAATGAAGATTATGAACAAACCAAGAAACAAATAATAGATTTAACTAAACGTTTAGATAATTTAGAAATTGTTTATAATAAAATTTTAAAAGAACAAGAAAAGAGATATAATGTCAATCGTTGATTCAAAAAGACATCTTTGGTTTGCACAGGTTGTAGATATTGAAGACCCTTTAATGTTAAATAGAGTTAGGGTTAAGTTCGATACCTTAAACAATATTGCAATATTAAATGCAATACCAAATAAAGTTAATGGGAAGGAGACAAAATCAGGGGATGATTTATTACCGGAATTTAAATGGACAGAAATTGATTCATTTTGTTGTTTACCATTATTACCTATTTTTTTAAACATCACACCAAAAAGCGGAGAAACGGTTAATATTATATTTCCAAATAATGAATATAAATTTGATGAACAATATTATATACAAGGAACATTAACTTCTCCTTTATCTTCATATCAAGAAAACTTTAATGCCCAAAGAATGTTTGCGGCAAAAAATAGGATTGAAAATCCAAAACTATTAAAAAATCCCACAAACAATGAATATTATATAACAAAAACAAAAGGTGTTTTCATTGAACCAAAAGATATGGGGATTGCTGGTAGAGGTACCGCAGATATTATAGTAAAAGATAGACACGTTTTATTGAGAGCCGGAAAAAGTACTACTCTACCTGACAACCCAAAAAAAGAAATAAATGTTAATCAAAAAAGAAGTTTTATACAACTCTCAGATTTTTCACAAAGAGAAACTGAAGAATCTCCAATAGAATCAGTTAGGTTACAACAGGATATTCAATATGTTAAGAGTTTAGTTGAGTGGCACATAATTAATCCTGAAAATAATTTTAATAAGTTTGATTTTTTTATTTCTTTATATGGAATACCCCCAAGTAGTGCAACAACAAGTTCCACATTACAAATTGATAGTAATGTTCCTCAGTCAGATAAAAAATTAATTACAAGAATAAATTTTACAAATAAAAGTATTACGGAAATAGGGATTGAGGTATCAAAATTTTTAAAACAATGTAATGATGGTGAAATAAATTTCCCACCTAATCCGATTGTTAATTTAGAAAGTGCTGGCCAAAGTCAATTTCCTTTATTTTTTAGACCTTCACCTGAAACTTACGCATATATTGAATCTCCCTCATCAGGAAAAGAGTATGTTAATGTAACCGCAGCTGCGTTATCAATTGATTATGGTACTCAAAAAAATGGTGTGGGGTTATTATGGTCTAAAAATAAGACAGGTCAACAATTTACATTAAGAAAAGATGTACTTAAACAAAAAAGTATCGATAATAATTCTCCAATTACTTATAATATTCACGGTGGAGATAAAATATTATTATTATCACATGAAAGTAGAATTCCTTCAAAACCGAAAATTGATTTAAATGATAATACAGTATACGGTATTGAACAAAAATACATTGTTGATAATGTTTTACCCGGTACTGACCCTATGGTTAGAGGAGACGAACTTATGAAATTTATGAATACGGTTGTACGATTTTTAATTTCTCACGTACATCCATTTCCTGGTCTACCTCCAGTACCTGTTTCTACCGATGGTACTAATGTCGCAGACATTCTTTCGCAATTACAAAATGCTTCAGAGACAATTCTAAATCAAAACATCAGAATTAACTAATTATTGATATTTATTATTAAAAAGTAATAATGTCAATACACAGGTCTTATTTCAGCAAGAATAATACGATATTTCTTGATTCAAATGTTAACACAGGAAGAAATCCTGTAGTTGACTTATATTTCGGAACAAATATAAATGGATTATCTCAAAGTGGATACTCAAGATTTATTTTTGATTTGGACCTTCAACCTTTGTTAGATAAAATTTCAGATGGTACTATAACTACACAATGTGTGAACAATATGACACACATATTAACAATGACAAATACAATCAGATTTGATGAAGATTTGTTAAACACTCTTAATTCTGATGAAAGGAAAAGAGCGAGTTCATTTGATTTAATTTTATTTAGGTTACCTAATATTGTTTGTTCTGCCGATACATCATTAGCTCCTTTACCACCTACTCCAACACCGACACCCGGAGGAAATCCTTGTGAAACAGTAACTACCACAATAGCGCCTGTAACAACAACTACAACTACATGTTACCCAGGATTACAAGAATGGGATGAAGGCGTGGGGTATGATTATAGAAACCCTAAAAAAGGAATAACATTTTTAGATGGTGACGCAAAATACCAACCTCCTTTAATTGATAATAGTTACTCAACTAGACCATCTAATTGGTTTCAAAACCAAAATATGGAATATTGGTCTGAGCCAGGAATCTATTCAAATACTAATACTTCCAATGCCGTTAATTTTACTGATTTGGTTATTGTTGATATTCAACATTTTGACCACGGTAATGAAGATATAAATTTTGATATGACGAATGAAATCAACGGGATACTAAATGGTTCCATAACAAATGTTACAGGATGGGGTATTGCGTATAGACCTGAATTTGAGTTAGCAACAGGGCTGACTTCAAATTATAGTGTTTCATTTTTTTCTAGACATACTCAAACTTTCTATGAACCATATCTATTAACAAACTATGATGATTTGATACAAGATGATAGAGACTTATTTGTACAGAATATACCTAATAAATTATACTTATTTGCATACGTGGATGGAGATTTGGTTAATTTGGATTCAAATCCTATCGTATCAATTTTAGACCCTAATGGAGACCCAATTCCTTCATTAACAGGACTAACAACTTGTCCAAGGACAAAAGGAATATATGAAGTAGAAATACCATCATTAACAGGATATACGACTCCTTGTCAGTTTAACGATATATGGTCAAATTTAAGCTTAAACGGAGTTCCTTTACCGGATGTTGAAAATGAATTTGTGTTACAACCATATAAGAATAGAATAATGGTCGGACCTCAATCAAAAGAACCTTCAATTTTTGGTTTTGATTTTTACGGTATAAAACAAGATGAGAAAATTTTAAATACAGACGTTAGAAAGGTTGGGGTTGTAATTAAAAAGGCTTATACCACAAAACAACTACTACAAAATGTTGATGGATATTATAGAATTTATGTAAGAGAAGGTACAACAGAAGTACAAATACAAGATTGGACCAAACTTAACAGAACACCTAATGAGTATTATTTTATTTTTGACACTAGAGATAAAATCCCTAACGAATATTTTATAGATATAAGGGTAAATACTAGTGGTGAAAAAGATACCTATAAAAGAACTGTTAAGTTTTTAATAGTTAACAAAAAATAAAAATATTTATATATAAAAAATACAAAATGGGAAATTTAAAAAAAGATAGCAATAATTTTTGGTCAGGAAAAACCAAATCTTTTATTGAAACGATTTTTGGTGGAAAAACCATCGAAGAAATAAAATCTATGTCGATAGAAGATAGAAAATCTCTTTTAATAAAAAAAGAAACTCCTACGACAGGACATACTTCAAGTATGAGCGGTCGTACATCATTTGATGTTCCAAAAAGAATGTCAAATGATAAACACAGGAGTGTAAGTCTTTCGGGAAAAACAACTTCTAATGTTAAACCAAAATCGGCACCAGAACCATTAAGGATAAAACCTTCAAATCTAAAAAAAGAGGCTCACGAATATAGAAAATCCACTCCGACAAAATATAGTGGTTCTACCTCAAATAATATAAAAAGTTTAAACACACTTAGTTTTAATAACAATATAAACTCAAACCCAAATTCAGTGGCAGGAACTGTAGATTATAGTTTTCCTGCAGGAGTAAATTTTATTGGCTCAATTTATGGATTTGATGGTGAGGTATATGCAATTGAAATACAAAAAGACGGTAAAATATTAGTAGGGGGTGATTTTGGTACTTACTATAGTTATGATTATCCTGAAGGTTATAGTGCAGCGTATTTAATCAGATTGAACTCTGATGGAACTGTTGATGATACATTCTCGACAGGTAATATAAATGGAGATGTTTTCACAATTGCAATACAACCGGATGGTAAAATATTATTAGGTGGTAATTTTGGTTATTATGATGGATTAAATCCTAATAATATTATAAGAATTAACCCTGATGGTAGTCCTGATTATTCATTTGTGTATGGTTCAGGATTTAACGCACCGGTTAATGTAATTACATTACAGTCTGATGGTAAAATATTAGTTGGTGGTATCTTTGGTCAATATAATAGTAATACCGCATATTATTTGATTAGATTAAACTCTAATGGTTCAATTGATAATTCATTCGTATATGGTAACGATGTCGTATCGTTTAATGGCGCGGTTAATGACATCAAAGTACAATCAGATGGAAAAATATTAGTTGTTGGTGAATTTAGTACTTATGCAGAGAATAGTTCAAATTATATAATTAGATTAAATAGCGATGGTACAAGAGATACTACATTTGTTATTGGTACAGGATTTAGTAACATAGTATATTCAATTGATTTACAATCAGACGGAAAAATAATTGTTGGTGGTGATTTTTACGATTATGGTTATTATAACGGAAATTTATGTAATTCCATCGTTAGATTAAATACTGACGGTTCCTTAGATAGTACATTTGGATATGGTGTTTATGGAGGAGTTTATAAAGTTAAAGTTCAATCTGATGATAAAATTTTAATTGGGGGATATTTTTATGATTATTACCCATATTTTAATGATTGGACCTCATTTAATGTTGACAAATTAATAAGATTTAATCCTGACACAACTTTTGATTATAACTTTTATTATAAAGACATAATTAATTATGATACATATGCGATAAATTTACAATCAGATGGTAAAATATTAGTTGGGGGAAGTTTTTATAATGATGGGGATGCTTCGACATACCCTTTAAATCGTTTTGGTAGATTAAACAATACTATCTCTTTATACAAATATGTTTATTCAATACTTAGTGATTGTTATGAAAACCCAAAAACATATTCAATGGGTTCAAATACTCTTCTAACTGAAGATGATTACTATAATGAGTGTGTTGTTTCGGCAACTGAATTAGGGGGTGCGTCTAATACCATTACAGGATATATTATATTAGATGGAGACAATCCTTTATTCACAAAATCAAAACCTGATTGTGAATTTGTTAAAAAATATAATAGTTGTTCTGAATCTATTTTAGATAACTACAAATATGTTGTTGCGTATTCATTACTTGAAAATGAATGGGATTATTTTACAGTCGATAGCAGATATGAAGTTGGAGACATATTCTTCATTAACGAAAAATTTGAGGCAGATGAATTTGAAGTTAGGTCTTGTTTTAGAATAACAGAAATAATAACAAATGATTATGGTAATTATTACCAACCAATAAAATACATTCCTTATAAAACTTGTGAGGAATGCGTTAGAGCAAATGGAGTTCCTTATCGATTATATTCTTACACAAATGACTCTACACAAAAAGTTATAAGTTATCAATATTTTAACTATGATGGATATGTTAATGACTTTTTTGTAAAAACTAGCTTTTTATTAACACCAAGTTCTTATGATTATATTAATTTCGTAAGTGATAGTCCGGCATTTCCAAACATGTATGAATATGGATTAGTTCCAAAAATTTATAGTACGGTATCAATAGATAGTAATAATAATTTTTTTGGTACTGCGGCAGAATTAATGTCTAAAAAAGGAAGTGGTGAGTATGACTACCGATTTAATCCATATTACGGTTCTTACCAAGGATTTAACGATTATGTGTTTTCAACATATGAATTAAAAAATGGTCAAATTTTAGTTGGTGGAACTTTTGATTATTATAATAACGAACCATTAAATTCATATGGAATTGCAAAATTAAATGTAGATGGATTATTGGATAATAAATTTCAACCAAATTTATTTGGTGTTAATTCTATTTATACATTTGCAGAACAATCAGATGGAAAAATTTTAATTGGTGGCAATTTTGAAGGGGCAGGTAATTTAGAATCATATTATTTAGTTAGAGTAGATAAAAATGGTATTTTAGATTCAGAATTCACCAATAACATAATGAAAGATGGAGGATTAGATGGTTCTGTACATAAAATCGTGATTTTACCTTCAGGAAAAATTTTACTTGCAGGTGAATTCTACCAATTAGGTAATGAAGTGGTCTATGGATTTGTAATGTTAAATTCTGACGGCACAATAAATCAAAAATTCTTACAAACTAAAGTACAACCTGATTGGTATTCTTACGAAATTTGTTTAGACTCAAACGGTAAAATACTTTTAGGAGGTGGATTTCAGTATGTGTATAACCCAAAAGAAGATAGTAATTATGAAATAACAAGTATTATTAGATTAAATTCTGATGGTAGTCTTGATACCGATTTTAGTTTTGGAGCGGGGTTATACAATGATGAGTTTGAAACTTTTGTAACAAGAATAGTAAAAGACAATAATGGTAAAATCTTAGTTTCAGGAGCGTTTAATTATTATAATGGTGACTATGTGGGATTTGGTCTTGTAAGGATAAACCCAGATGGAACTTGGGATGATAGTTTATCTATCGGAAATGGATTTAACTATCAACCTGTATATTCTGTAGTAGTCCAACCTGATGATAAAATTATTGCGGGAGGGTTCTTTAGTTATTATGCGGCTTATGACGGATATAACGCACCATATATATTTAGATTGAATAATGATGGTACCCCTGATTTAACGTTTTTCCCTGTTAAATTTGGGTCTGGTTTTAATGACCCAGTAACAACTTTAAACACATCAAAAGACGGTGAATTAATTGTTGGTGGATTTTTTACTTCTTATTTGTGGTTTGCGTTTGGAAGTGACGGAGCGGTTGTGAAATTATTCATAGCAAATGATTATGATTCTTATGATTTTAACACATGTTCAACATCTGAATCTTCTTTAATTTATTTACCAAGTAGTGTAAACACATCAGATGATTTTTTAAAAGGTAATGTCAATAATTCTCCTTCAGTTTGCGGACAATATGGTAATGTTGTTTCAGGTTCAAGTGTTGAATCAGGTAGCAATTATTTTAGTGGTGATGATTATTTAGTTGTTTCCGACTCAACAGATGAAGACTTTTTATTAGCAGATGAAGATTTTACAATAGAATGGTATCAAAACTATAATTATGATGGACAAAGTCCTATTGTATTCTCAAAAGGTGTTGAGAATGATGTTGACATTATGTTTTCAATAGAAAATGGTAATAGGATATATCTTTGGATTAAAAATTATTATTATGATTTTGGTTATTTTTATGGTTTAGATTATTGGAATCATTTTGCAATAACCAGAAACAATAATATTATAAGATTATTTAAAAATGGAACTGAATTGAAAGCTATTGGTTCAAGTAACGATAATTTTTGGGCAGGACAAGATATATTATTCCAAGGAAGTTTAGTAAGCACGGGTTATCCTCTCATAATCGGTAATGCAGGTTCTTCAAGTAGTAATAGACAATATTATGGTGCGATAACAAACTTTAGATGGATTAAAGGAACTTGTTTATATGACGCTAATTTTGATGTTTCTACCTCACCTTTGAAAAACTTACCTAATACAAAATTATTATTACTTTCTAAAAATGAAACAGATTTATTGTTAGACTCTAGTTCAGAAAATAAAACAGTTACCCAAGGAGGTTCAGGACCTACTGATTGGAGTGATGATTCTCCTTTTGTAGGAGGTAATGCTCTCTACTCTTTATTTAATTCTGATGCGACAATAACATATTCATCTTGTAATTCATGTTCAGAAACTGAATATTTAAACGTTACAACATTCGCATTTAATGGAGTTAAATCTGTGGTTGAATCAACCCAAATGAAATGGTCTACAATACAAAATGTATTACTTAATGGACCGTATTTTAACACCACAATGGCAGGTGAAGTAAGTCCATATATTTATGGAATAATGAATTATTACAGATAAACAAATTAAAAAAAAAAATAATACAATGATACCAAATAACTTATTCCCCAATTTAGCAAGAGGTTTAGCCCCGTTATCGGCAGGAACCTTTGTATCTTACATTTGTGTTGTATGTCAATTACCTGATGGTTCTTGGGAAGCAGTACAAGCACAAGACACTCCTCATCCTGTTTATACAAATGGGTTAGGAAAAGATATAGTTCAAACACAAATGGTAACAATCGGAGGGATTGACGGATTAAATAATTAAAGATATGAAAAAGATAGTAAAACTTACAGAAAGAGATATTAACGTTATCTTAAATAAAGTTATCCAAGAACAAAAAACCGACCGATATATGTTCTTTTCTAATTTAGAACAAATTAAAAGACAATGTGATTTGTTGTTAGAAATGGATGAGGAAGCTATACATAATGTTTTAGAAAATGGGCATGATTGGGCTCAAGACCATATTGCAACGGCCAAAGAATCAATTGACCAAGTTTTTGATTTTTTAATGAATGAATCAAAAACTGATTATGATATGATGAGTGAAGGTAAAAAGAAATCAGGAACAAAACTATGTTCAAGAGGTAAGGCGGCAGCAAAGGCTAAATTTAAAGTCTATCCAAGTGCATACGCTAATGGATATGCGGTACAAGTATGTAAAGGTCGGATGCCAGGTTCTGATGGGGAAAAAAGATGTTCACCACCTTATTGTTAAAAAACAAAAAACCCCTCATAAGAGGGGTTTTTAATTACTTACTTTCTTCGTTTACTTCTTCGTCTATGGATAAAAGTTCCAATTCAAAAGTCAAATTTTTACCTGCCATAGGATGATTGTGGTCAAGTTTAGCCGTCTCTTCTCCAATTTCCAATACTTTTACCAAAAACATTCCTTGAGGTCCCGAACCTTGTAACGTCTGACCTACTTCAAGGTCAGCTGGTAGTTGTGATTTAGGTACGTCAACAATCGCTTCAGGATTAATTTCTCCGTATCCTTCAGATGGATTAAGAGTGATTGTCTTTTTTTCTCCTACGGACATATCAATTAATCCGTTTTCAAAACCTTTAATTAATTGTCCTTTACCTAAAGTTGCCTTTAATGGTTCTCTACCTTCGTTTAAAGAACTATCGAAAACTGTTCCGTCTTCAAATTTACCTGTGTAGTGAACAGATATTGTATCACCGTTTTTAACTTTGCTCATTTTTTATTTGTTTTGATTAAAAGATACCAATATATTTTATTAATATCAATACATCATAAAAAAAATTTTTTAATAAAGTTTGTATTAATTATGAATTAATCTTATCTTTGTCAAAACAAAAAAAAATAAATATGAGTTTATTTAAAAACCTAACGTCTAAAAGAATACCCGTTTTATTTCGTAAATTCAAAAATAGATTGGCAAAAAAGATTGATGATGCCAAAAATTTAGATGAGATTCAAATACAAACTATTAAAAACATTAGGATTATGATGTCAAAAAAAGATGCAATCCTATTAATCGCTCCAATTTCAGGAGTTTGTCATATTGAATGGGAACACTATTTTGTTAAGATTGGAGATTCTTCAATCACCATAACCAACGGTAAATTTTCATATTATATATGGTTACCAGTTACTTCTATGACATACCTAAAAGATATGTTCTACAGACAAGTAGAACACCGTAGGAAGACGCTTGAGTCTAAGTATGATGAATCTACCTTAAGTAACCTAAAATCGATTTATACCCAACTTATGCCGTAATATCCCTATTTGATACTACCTCAATTAAAATATCAAGTAATCTATCTTTAAACGACTCATTCTTTTTCTTTTTTGGTTCATAATGAACCATTTTCGGAGAGTTTCCTGTTCCTGTTTTTGAATGAGTTTTTTCTGCCTTTCTTTTTTGTTGACACGCAGCTCTTTTCTGAGAGTCACTCATTTTCCCCGCAACTCCTGCTGCACGACATTTTGGATACCCTCTATCTGAAGCTTCAGGTCTTCCGCAAGGTGGATGTTTTCCATTGACTTTACGACAAATATTCACCCAAGGACCTTTTGGTTGTTTACTCCCCTTTGGTTTTTTTTTAGTTCCAAACCAAACTGCTAAATCTTCATTTAATTTATTTTTGGTCAATTTTTTTAATGTCTGTATATCCTCAATAAATTTATCTTTATACATCCCCCCACAATAAATGGTTAAAAAATCAAAAACATCTTCATCACCATTTTTTATTTTATGTAATATGTCTTTTTTTGCATCATCGACTGAAAAATATTTCCCACTTCTAAACTGAATTTTTGACGCTTTAATAATAATTGGATAAATATCTTTAATTAACTGACCTATGTTTGCTTTGTCTGATTCAACAATTTTACCGACACCCTGATTTAAGATATCCCCATCATCATCATTTCCTGATGGATGTTTTTCAATAAATTTAGATATTTTCAATGCTTTTTTTTCAATTTTTTGTGCAGTTTTTTTAGACACATCCAACTTACCATCATAACTATCATAAGCAAGTTCAGCGTCATTATATTTTGAAACATTGACTATAAATGGGTCTAATTCCTTCTTTTTAAATATTCTTACACCTGGAGATAATGGAACTGTAAATCTACCTGAAGACATTCCTGCTCCTGTGGCTTCATTTATATTGTTGGGAGTTTCTATAGACATTTTAAAATAAAACAGTTATTTTTATTATAAATACCTTGTAAATGGAAAATAATCAGTCACAAAACCCAATAGGTTCTTTATTTGATACCGTTAATTATTATAACTTAGATGATTTAGATAAGTTTATTACATCTATGAGTTATGAGCAGGCTATGTATTTTTTGGTGGAGGCGGTTCAATCGGCATACAGAAGAAACTCATTTACAATGGCCGAGTCAGAAGTGATTTCAAAATCAATAAGAACTCTGTCAAAACCTATTACACCAAAAGAACCCACTGAATAATTTTTTAAAAAAGTTTGTAGATTTAATTTTTATATGTATCTTTGTAGAACAAAATCAAATAAATCTATGAAAAATCTATTGTCTATCGTAATTGTAATTTGTTTTATGACCTCTTGTGCTCCAAAAGTAGTTCAACTAACCGATGGAAGAATGATTACAAAGAAAAAAGAGACAAGGATGATTCATAAAGCGATGAAAACCGCGTATAAAAGTTTGTCAAAAGACCAAAAACAACTTTTATTTGAAGATGTTAATATTACTGTTGATACGCTTCATGTATCAGGAAATTAAATTAATTTGAATATTTCGTCTTTCTTAACTCTAGTTGATTGTTTATTAAAGTAAAAGTCAATTGGCATTAAAGCTTTAAGAGACCCATCATTATTTTTTATTACTTTCTTTTTCTCAATAAGATAATTAATATATCCATCTAAAGTTCCTGTACCTGTTGTAGAGTAGTATTTTATTTGTTTTATACTCCCTGTTGTTCCACTTGTGGTTCCACTTGTAGTTTGTCCTGCGGCATTTGGTTCTTCATCACCGGCATTCGCCTTTTCTGTTCCTTTTAGTATTGGGTTTCCGCATGGGTCTAAAACTAAAATAACTTTAGGTCCGTGTTCACCTCTATCCGCTCTAATTTCAGGGGTACATCCATCATATAAAACAGTACTTCCTTTTGATACTTTAACCCTTGGAGTACTAGAATGGCAATCACCTTCTTTATTTTGACAAACTGTTATTATTTCAATGTTTCTTGGGGTTTCTCCTATAACTTGCTTTGCCAATTCATTACTAACTTGTAATGGACCACTTGTTCTTGCACCGCCATCTTTCTTGTTGTTTAAATTTGCGATACCAATTTTTGTTTGATTTAAATATACATCAAATAGGGCCGCATCACAAATATGTCGTTTACCACAAAGTTGTTTTGGGTCATAATAAACCTCAATTGTTAGTCCAACAATACATTCTGCGGGCGCTTGTATTTTTAATTCGACCTTAACAAATCTTTCTGTACTATATTGTTGTGATTTTGTAGGGTCATTCAAATCTTGAGGTCCCTTATATTCTGTTTGTCCTATTACAATCTCAGGAGCTTCGAATATTGGCATCTTGTCAATGTTTTTATTTGTAATCAAAGTTTCAAAATATTTTGACAAATATTGTTTCATAGTCTCAGCTCGTTTTTGAGACAAATATCCTTGACCTACTTGTACTTTTGGTGATACTTCAGTATCATAATTTGTAACCTGTGATTCTCCTGCGGTTATTTTAATATAAACCACACTACCTTTATTTGCAATTAAAAATCTTGCGGCATTTTCAAGTTGTGGATTTATTTCATTTAATCCTTGTTGTGATATACTTTTCCATTTACCATTATCAAAAAAAGTTTGTCCTTGTATGGTTATTTCTTGTCGAGCCCCAGTAGGTTCATCTTCTTTTAATAACCCATACATAGAAAGAATATCATTTCTTTCCTCTTCAGTTATTAAAAATCTTTTATTTTTCATCACTTAATATATAAATATCAAGATTTATTAAAATACGTAAAAAAAAAAGGAGACAATTTCTTGTCTCCTTTGTTATGATTTTAAGAATTAATTATCTTAACTCTCTTAAATCGAATGTACGAACACCGTCCACTTGAATACGTCCATAGAACCTGTTGTTCACCATTTTCTTAGCGTATCTAGTCATGATACCTTTGATTGGTGTAAAGTTAAATGGATTGTACATTGTAGGTGTTAATTGTAGAGGTACATACGGAGCGTAGATGTAACCTGTGTCTAACAATGACGTACCTTTGTGTCCCATTAACACTGTGTTAGGTGGGAAATAAGGGTCACGATAAACTTGGTAACGACCAGCTAAAGTACCTACTCTCTCAATACCCATGTTGTATTGGTCTTGCTCAGGTGAAGCGTTAGAAACGTGGAAGTATTCTAAGTCATCAAAGATAGCACTAATTTCAGATGATACAACAATCCAGTTAGCTCCACCACGAAGTGTTGACTTGTGAATTTGAGCAGATACTTGGTTGATTGCAGTAATCAATGTCTGATTCCAATCCTTCTGAGTATAAGAAGTTGTTTGAGATAATCTCTTCCATCCGTTGTAATCCCAACGTAATGTCCAAGCTGCACCTTTACGTAAGTCACGTAAAATTTCACGGTCGATTTCAGCCGCCACTTGTTCAGACAATAAAGCCGTTAATTCAGCCTCAGCGTCGATGTTGTGGAATGCCGCAACGTCCTGTGCTAATTCAGGTGACCATTGTGCTCTAAGTTTTCTTTCTGTAACAGAAACTGTTACTGACTCAAGGTCAAAAGAAACCTCACCAATTTTATCTTCAAACTCAAGTTCTTCATAACGTCTGTAAACAGCCGTGAAAGAACCTGTAGTTGCTACCGATGTTACACTTGTTCCAGTGTATCCGTCTAAAGAATCTGCTCCACAAGAAGCACATACAGGACACTGTAAATCTACTTCAAGGTAGATACATCCATCAGCTCCACAGATGTCGTAGAATTTACCACCATTTCCTGTAGAAGCGAAGTTAGTTTGATTCCATTGTCCATACTGAACAATACCTTTACCATATTGTTGTGTAACAACACGGAAAGGAAGTGCCGATGCAGTAAGGTCAGTACATCCTGTTGCTGCATCTAATCCTGATGCCGCAATGATATAAAGGTCAGAAAGAAAAGCTTCAGAATCCATTTCATTACCGTCAGGTCCGATTAATTTACCAGCACCTGTGTCAGCAAATCCACACATTTTGATAAGGATTTTTCTTACGTTTTTACCATCATATTCACCATCAGCATCAACTAATGAACCACCACTCCAAACCATAACAGTTGTATCAGAAGTGATAGCTGACCAACGACCTTTTGAATAATCAAAAAGACCTGCTGGGTCTAATGTAGGTTCAGCACCTTCATAGAATAAATCATAAAGATTTTTCTTGTAATAGTTAGAACCACCGCCTGCAGGATATCCAGCATCTGGGTCTCCAGGGTAGTTACCAGGAGAACCTACAGGAGCGTAATGTTCACCTGAATAGTAAGTGTCAGCACTTACATAACCTTGGATACGTGGAACGAAGTAGAACAATTTACCGATAGGTAAGTTCATAGCTTGTACCGATACGATATCGTTAGCTAAAAGTTTAGAGAATACCCTTCTTACGATAGGGAAAACTACTGTTTCAAACGAACCAGATGAATCTGTCGCTGAAGCTTCGTTGATTAAGAACGATGCTTGGTTTTCATATAACTGAGCAATGTTCTCTTTTAAGTGACCTTTAAGACCCTCAAGGAATCCTAATCTGTCCCATTTGTTAATTGTGTCTTCTTTGATAACCTTAAGGTGTTTCAAACCTATATTACCAACAAGACCGCTTTCTAATAATGCACCCATTGTGTATTTTTTTTTAGTTTAGTTTATTTAATCATTTTAGACATTAAGTCTTTCATTCTCATGAATTGAGGATTTTCGTATGTTTTTGACTCAATTAAATTAGCAGCTGAACCTGAAGATGGAGTTCTTTCCATTTTTTCTTGAAGTGACTCCTTCACTACAGTTGCACTGCCCTGAGATGATAACTCGTCTTTTATTGTTTTGTAAAGAGATTTAGACTCTTTTAAAGATTCAACCGAATCAAATCTTCTTAAGATGTTGATTTTTTCTTGCTTAGTTGTAGAATGTTCAGTAAACAATCTTGTTGCATATGCAAGATTTGAGTTAAATACCGCAACTTCAGTCAATTTATCTCTGAAAACATTTAATGCTTTTCTATATTCCTCATTTCTTTCTCTTAGAATATTTAATTCATTATCAACATTTTCAACACGTAAATGACGTGGAGCTGCTTTTGGTTTTGGTAAACCTTTCTTTCCAAAGAATTTGCCTGAACCTAGAGTTCTTGAAGCCTCAGCAGTTTCACCACCTTTTTTAACTGGTTTCATTGTCATTTTCTTAACCTCTTTGTATTCGAATTTTGGTTTACCCATTCCAACACCTTTTGGTTTAATAGACTTCATTCCTTCTTTAGTTTCAATCTTTTTGGATTCTGTGGTTTCTTTTTCAGTAACTCCGTGTTTTAAAGTTTTAGGATATACCTTTTTAGGTTTACCCATTCCAACACCTTTTGGTTTGAATCCTTCTTTTGTTTCAAATTTTATCGCTTCGGCGACCCTTGACCACGTTTCGTCCATGTCTTCATCCATTTCTTCGTCCATGTCTTCATCCATTTCTTCGTCCATGTCTTCATCCATTTCTTCGTCCATATCTTCGTCCATATCTTCACCTAATTCGATTTCATAAACGATTTCGTCATCGTCAAACATTTCGTTATCATCATCGGATGTGAAAATATCAGAGAAATCAACTGTCTCTCTGCTCCAAGGTTTCATTTTTTTAGAGTCTTTGCCTAAAGGTTCGTCACCATCTTCATAATATTGTTCATCCATGTCTTCTTCTAATTCAGAATTTTCCATGTACTCTTCTAAACCTTCTTCAGTTGGTTCAGAATCATTAGCAAGACCACCCTCAGCAGAAGGTAGACTTTCGCCCAATGAAATTTTATAATGAACATCTTCATTTTCATCGTCTAAATCGATTGTGTCTCCGTCTTTTGTAACAATGATTCCGTCCTCATCTTTCATTCGTTTGAAAACTTTTAATACTTCTTCAGGAGAAGCATTTCTCAAATCAACATAAGAATCGTCATCATCAGACATCATACCCATATCTGACATATCCATGTCAGACATATCGGACAAATCATCTTCATCATCGGATGGTAATTCATCATCTGTATCCTCTAAATCAGTATCCTCTAAGTCTTCGTCACCGATTTCGGTTTCGTCCTCATCTTCTTCAAGAGAGTTATAAGAGTTATCCAATTCAAGGTCAGAATCTTCTTCAGTTTCAGTCAATGACTCTTTTACTAGTTCGCCGATTTCTTCCTTCATAGTTGAAGCAAGTATTCCTTTTGCATTTTCAGCAACTACTGTTTCCAAACTTTTCATTTGGATTAGTGCCTCTTCTACAAGATTTTGTTTTTCTGCCATTTTTGGTTTTTATTTTTTATATAAATATTTCCAAATAACAAAAAAGTATGATTTTTGCATATTTGCAATCAAAACTTTTTTATTACCTCATTTATTTTGAAATTTTTGAACTTTTTATATATAAAAAAAATTCATAGTTTCTAATAGAATAAATATTACTGAAAATAAAAAAGGAGGGTTATGACCCTCCTTTTGTTAAAAAATATATAATTTTTTATTCTATGACCTCATCGATTTTACTTTCAGATACTGATGTTATTCTCCATTCTTGGGAGAACCCTTCATATCTTTTTGTGATTTTAGCCTCAACATCAGTTACAGAATATCCTTTAACTAATTTTTCTTCTCTAATTTTTTTTATTTTTCCAGAATCTTCATCTGGCATGGTGTACATGATTTTTGCGATAAAATATTTTTCGTCCATAGTTTTTTATTTTAAATATAAAATAACCAAACTTAAAAGTCAAATATCTTATTTACCTAAATAATCAGTTAATCTTTTCATTAAGTCAACGGACTTATCTATCGACTTAGATTCCATACCTGTTGTACGAGACATTTTAAATTTATTTTCTTCTTCTAAATTCTCATCATATTTTACTCTGTCATCAGGATTTAAAAACAAATAAGCACCAGGAGTAGACGGAGAAGAAACCAAGTCAAAACAAATTAACTCAAAATCATCCTGTACTTCATTTTGGTCGCCTTTTTTCGCTAAAGAACCAACACCTCTTGAAGATATACCTAATGTAACTCCTTGTCTTAAATAGTTCGCAGCCATATCACCTTTACATGATATAACACCTCTTTCATGAAACCCTGGTGAAGTTAAAAGTTTTAATTTTCCCATTAAAACATTTCCTTCCCACCATACGTCTGTAATAACATGAGAAACTCTATCCAAATCAATCAATGAAGATTCAGGGTGATTTAATTCGGATAGAGCGGTTCCTTTCTTTATTGCATTTTTATAATTTTCCGCCTCTCTTTTTAATATTTTTTCAGGGTATACCCTTCCATTTCTATTTGGAGTATTATATTTTTGTAGAACTGCGTAAAACTCAAATGGTTTTGAGTAATCTAAAAAATTTTTAGATTCTTTAATTACTTTAGAATTTAATTCATCGTTTGGTGATACATACCCTGCATCCCATTCAATTAACAAACCTTTTCCTATATCGTTTGGACCTAGTATATTCATTATTTTTCTTTATAAATAAATATACCTAATGTGGAGTATTGTAACTTATTTTAAACGATTTGTTTTTTTGTTAATGAAAATGTGAAATTTTGGTTTCCTCTAAATATATTTTTTACGACACCTGTGGTTATTTTTTTTATTGATGATTTAATTTCCTTTGACTTAAAATCTAATTTTGGATTCTTTACATAAAAATAGCATTCCAAATTTAAAAATGATTTTTTTCCTTTTTGTATCCCACTAGACCTTAAATCCAAATCTACTATAAAATTTTCATCAAAAATTTCTTTATCTATATAATCTAAAATTGATATTTTTATTAATCTTGATAAATTATTTACAACTCTATTTGCGTTCTCTATTTCGTGTTTTGGCTCTGCCCAAGTTTGTATATTTAAATAAATTGATTTTAAATTTTTGGAATCGACTGTTCCATAATTAACTTTGTAAGTGCGATATCCTGATAGTTTCGAGCTCTTCCCTTTTTTCATGCTTTTTCATATTGTTCACGTTTATTTTTTAAAAAAATAATCAATAAATGTTATCTTGTCAAAAAAATTTTGTAATATTGCCTATATAGGTATACAATATGTTAATAGTAAAAATAGAAAACAAACAGACTTTAGAAAAAGTCTTAAAAAATTTAAAAGGTAAGGTAATTAAAACTAAGCAAAATGAACAGCTTAAGGAAAGAAAAAATTATACTCCTAAATCCGTAAAAAAAAGAAACAATAAATTAAAATCGATTTATAGACAAAAATTTATAGATTTTCATTAAGTCCTTTTAATTTTAATAAAGATAATGAATCTACCTTATCAGATTTGATTTTAGTAACAGTTTCTTGAATTCTATTTTTAACTTCTAATTCAGATTCATTAGATATTTTTTCCAATTTTTCAATGACCATTTCACTTAAAAATTCATATCTTTGATTTAAATCATCTTGACTTAAAGTTGCATATTTTTGTATCTCCTTTAATTCAGACTCATTAAGATTAGATAAATAATTTTTTAAAGTAGTATTTGCCACCTCAACCATTTTATTCAATGGAATTTTAATTGGTTCCGATTTAGATTCTTTTTTTGTTAAATTTGAAATTATATTATTTTTTGCCGAAATAATATTTTCAACTATAAATGTATTCTTAGAAAACACTGTATCAATATCTTTATATTGGTTTTCACATTTAATTCCTTTTACCCAATTTTCAAGTCTTAATATTTTTTTTGGATTAACTTTAACTAAGTTATATAAACTTATTGATTCGTCTAAAAAGTCTTCAGCAAAAGATTCTTTAAATCCTTTTTCTTTGCTTAGCTCATTATAGAGATGATAAATTTTACTAATTTCTTTATCTTCTAAAACTAACTTTTTAAAAGTTTTAATTTCTTTGTTGAAAGTTTTATTTTTATAAGATTCAACAAGTCTTGTCTCTATTTTTGATTTTAATAATCCGAATTCCATAGTCATAAGTTTAATAATAAATATCAACTTCTGAGTATTTTATTCAATTGTTCTTCCATATCGCCTAAAGAAGTTCTTGCTTTTGATAAATCGATATAAGAATCCTCTTCTAACATATCGTTAGACTCTAATAAAATATTCAAATCTCTCTTTGAAATTGACTCAGGGGTTACTCCCGCTTCACCTCCTGGAGGGGTTTCTCCTCCCGCTGGCGGGGTAGGACCTGAAGATGTTGGTGTTGCACCTGCAGGCTCACTTTCTCCTCCAACTGAGGTTTCTCCACCCGTTGTGCCTGATGTACTTCCATATAGTTTATCTATATTTGCAAATATTCCTGTTTTTTGAATAACATTAGGAGTATTCTCAAGTTCTTTAGCAACCGCTCTTTCTATTCTTTGTTGTTGTAAATCAAGTTTAATTTCTTCATCAGAAAATCCTAAAACATGTTTTTTAGCCCACGATGTAGATACAGGTGCGATTCCTTCAATTGCGGTAACTGCGTCTTTGTATAATAATATTTTTTCTTTCCAAACGTCAACTTTTAATAAATCTGCCTGAGTTGAAGGATTTGTTAATGATAATGTAAAGTTTGATAGTTCATCCTCAAATCCTAATAAGAATAAATGAATGATGGCAATCTTATTTAATTCTGCCAACATACTTTTTTGAATTCTATTTATAGTTCTTGCAAATCTAATATCTTGTAATGATAAATTTTTTCCATCTCCGGTTGTTTCTTCAAAACCTAAAAACGCCTTTGGTACTCTTAACGCGGTTAATAATTTCTTTTGAATGTATTCTATATCGGCAATCTCAGATAAATTTTGAGCGCCAGGAAGAGTATCAATTGGGTTTGGTTGTGCCGGGTCTCTAACGGGAACAAAGTAGTCTTGGTCTACCGCCATTTGATTAAACCTCAAATCAACATTACCTGTTTTATTGTCAACAACTTGGTCTCTCTTAAATTTATTTGCAACACGTTGTACATACGCTTCAACATCTTTGTCGTCCATATTTCCAACAAACACTTTAAAGATTCTTCTTTCAGGAGCTCTTGATGTTCTATAAATCAACATGGCGTCTTCCGAGAGTAACAATTGTTTCCAAATTCTTCTCGCCTTTTCTAGCATTGAAGTTCCATATGGAAGTTTTCTATCATCACCTAACAAACGGAAATGAGCGATTTCCCATGTGTTAAAATCCATATCTCTATTTTTCCACGCAAATTTTAACGCCTTTTGTTCGGATTCATTTTTTTCCATATTGGTTTTACCCTTCATTCCTCTCTCAATCCTTTCTATCTCAATGTTAGGTAATTGCATACATCCGACAACACCTTTTTCAGGGTCTAATTTTAAGTAGACAAAGTTGTCACCATATTTACAAGTATTTCTTGTCCACATGGCTAAATTTGTATTAATATCTAATGAATTATTAAATAAGTCAGTTAAAACTGATTTAATACGTTTTGACTCTGAATATATCTGTAAAATATAACCATTTTGGTCTGCCGTTGTTGATTCCTCTGCGTATATATCCAAAGCAGCTGAAATCTCAGGAGTATATTCCATAGATTCATAATCATAATAAGATGCCAATCTTGTTGGCTCAAAATAAACACCTTGGGTATATAGATTATTTTCTACTTTAGTCCATTGATTCGCTAAATAAAAGGTTTGTTGAGCCTGTAATTTGGACTTTTCATACTCTTGTTTGTTTGTGGTTTTAAGTAACTCTTTTCTATCGTATTTAAAAACAGGATAATCTTGTCCGAGTAAAGAATTTGGGCCAAAAGTTTGCGATAACCTTTGCCAAATCGTTAAATTATTTTTATTATCTTCAGCCATATTGTAATTTTAATCAAATATTATTATTTATAAAGGTTATCTTGGTTTTCCGAATAACCATAAATACTTTTGGTAATCACTTTTTGTTGATTCATTTTGTGTTGATATGTTTCTTGTTATTCCCGCTGGTAATACAGGGTTAAAACCTATATTTTTTGAAACATTTTCATTATTATTTACCTGCCAAGAATCAATCATTGCTTTAGTTTGTTCAGTGACTTTATTTAATTGAGTAAACGAATTTTCCCCAACATAAATCGCCATACCAATCGCCATTATTAAATCATCATGATGTCCTTTTTGGTGGTCAGGTCTTCCATTAATATAAATAAAAGTATTCATCTCATTAAACAATCTATTACTATAGATTTTAAATCCATGTCTCATTGCTTCTTCAAATGAAGAAATAATCTGAACTCTTTTATTATTAAAATTTATACCCGGTATTTTATCTAACGCTTTTGCATCATATTTCCATTTATTTCCTAACTCAATTCCATCGACATATAAGTTTTTATACCCCATCTCTTGTAGTTTTCTTGATGTGGAAACCCCCATTCCTCCTGTTATATCAACAACAATAAATGAATTATACATCATACCCCACTTGTATGCGACCTCTGCCGCAACATCAGGAGGGATTTTACCGACATATTCGGCAACCTGTTCTCTCTCATCAAAATCCACAATAATAAAAGACGTAAAGTCTTCAGAATCCCCTCTTGAAACATCGACTCCCATAATGTATTTGTGACCCGGTATTGGCTCTTTCCAAATCCATAATGAACCTCCCATCATTTTATTAACGGGTTCTTTTAACATATTATGATGTATAGACTGTAATTGTTTTGAATCAAAAACATTATCTCCCGAACCTAAAAAATTACACTCCAACTCTTGAGAAACTTTTCGTTTATCAAACTTTAATTTTTTAACCATCCCCTCAAACCAAGATGAAGTTGGTTTATATCCGTTTGCAATATGGTTTTTTATTTCATCAAAATTTCTTTCTCTTGGGTTAGTGTCGGCATAGTCTATGGTCTCAATGACACCATAATCTTCTCGATTAAGATAATAATGAATCAAATCTTCAACTTTAATTAATTTTAAATCTTTTGTATATCTAGGGTCTTTAAACCAATAAAATTCAGATATTTTAAATTCATTCATACCTCTTAAGGCTTGGTCATATATTTCATAGTAGATTGGGTCGTATCCATTTGGAGTAGAAACAACAATAACTTTACCTCCTGTTGATAATGATGCCATACATGCTGACCAAAAATCACTATCGGCCTCAATATAGGCAGCCTCATCAAAAATTAATATTGTTGGAGTATATCCTCGTAAAGCATCTTTAGATGTTGCAACGGCTTTTACTTCACATCCATTACTTAATTTATAATGTCTTTGTGAGTTTTTTTCTTTTGAAAATTCTACACCAGTCCAAGATGGCCATTGTTCAGTAAATCCTCTTATTTTATTAGCCATCTCAACTGCCGTGTCTAATTTGTTGGCAATAATCAATATTTTTTCAGGTTTCTTTTTTGACGCAAAAACTATTTTCTTTGATGCCCAAGCCGCGGTTACGGTTGATACTCCCGCTTGTCGGTATTTCAATGCAATGTTTTCATTGTATTTTTCGTAATCTTCCAATAGATTAATTTGGTCATCAAAAAGGTCTAACGGAACATATCTTGATACTAAGTTGTCATATGTTTGCAAGTATGTTCTAAGAGCATATGGCGTATTTAATATACATTTTTTATACTCTAATATTAATTGTTCTTTAGTTAAGCTCATCATATATAAATAGTAAACCCCTCCTGAATATTACTAAAGGAGGGGTTTAAGTAAATAAGTTGTTTTTTATCTAGGTTTTTGTATACCTAATCTTGTAAAAAAGTCATCATCATCGTCATCGTCTCCTCCATCATCGCCACCACCATCATCCTCGTTCGGGTTAAAGTTTTCATAATCTTCCTTCATTTTTTTAGCTTCTTTCATAATAAGATTAAACTTAGACTTAACTCTATTTTCTTTCGATGCGTCACCAGACATTAAATCACCCATAATTTCTAAAAATATTTTAGCCTCAGTCTTATAAAGAACCATTTCAAACCAATTAATTAAACCTTTATTTTCAGGTTCAAAAATTTCATCAGGTAGTAACAATCTTAATTTCTCAACAATTTCAGGTCCAATTCTCAATTGCATTGGTTCATTTGATAATATATCAGTTTGTCCTAAAACTTTTTGCGCCATTTCTTCATCTTCAGGGTATCCATGTCTAGAATTTGCTTCTTTAACACCCTTAACTAATTCATGACATAGTATTGGAAAAATTAATCCGTATGCTTTAATTACAGTATCAGATTCTTCCGAACTAGGTTCATCTTCATCTTCTTCAGGGTCTTGTGTTGGATACTGGCCTAATTGTACTTTACCTGCAACACCGTTACCTGTTGCACTCATTTGTTCAATCATTTGTTCCATCGTAAAATAAAGAAAGTCATTTGTTGCCATTATTTTAAGATATGCAGGATATAAACGAGGGTCAATTGCGTCTAATTTAGACTTAATTTCAGGTTTTTGAAAAAGATAATGTGATTTTTTTGCAGAACCTTGTACAATCGCATTAATTAAATTTCTTTTATGTTTTTCTAATTCAAACTGTTCTTCATCGGTTAAATCTTCAATATCAAAAGACATTTGTGGAGAGATTTTAGGTTGTTCTTTTTTTTCTTTTTCTGGTTTAAATTTAAAATTAGAAATATCTATTGGAGCTCTATTTAAGTAAGCCTCTAATTTAAACCAATTTTCAGGAACTTCAGTTTCTTCTAATGCCGCCTCAATTGCCAATTGTTCAAGTTCGTCTTTATGCCTTGATTCTATATTCACAATCGATGGAACCATTCCAAAACTTTCTTGCATTATCATAGATTGGACTTGTCTTGAACTTAAATTTTGAATTCCACTAACCTCTCTTAGTTTGTCCACAACTTTTTTAAATCTTGTTGAAACAAGTCTTTCGACATCCGCAGGACCTTTTCTCATTGCAGGGTTCTTACCATACAAATTTTCAGGACTTCCTAATTTTCGTTCTAAATTAGGGTCCATCCTTTCTGGGTAATTACCGTAATCTATTTGTTCTCTAATTTTTTTCATTATTTATTATTTATAACATTCATTATTGATTTTATCATATCAGATTTCACATTTTCGGGAGATTTTGCTTTTGGAACAGGGTTTACTCCCGGATTCGGATTTTTACCTGGATGTGAGGGTCTTGTTTTTGGAGGAGTTTTTGTGCCCGGTTTTGTACCCGGTTTTGTTGTTGGAGCGTCAATAACATCTTCGTTTGCAACTCCAATAGAACCTAATTTACCAATAGGGTAATTCATTTTCTTTTTCCCAATTAAATCCATTAATTCTCCTTTTTTCATTTTTGGTTTTGTGTATTTTTCAACCAAAGATAAAATTTTATTTTCTAAAAGAACAGCGTAAGGGTTCTTTCCTTCTGAAATAGATTTTTTAACTTGTTTAACACATCTTTCAAATTTTGCGGTTTTTTTAGGTCCTAATTGTGAATGGCAAACCGCCCAAGGATTAACTTCAGTTTTTTTTGATTTCTTTTTTTCTTCTTTAACTTCTCCTGTGGTTAAATTCATTTTCCTTGTTGTAGGATTTATTTCGGCATTTAAACCTTTATCCATCATCGCCTTATTTGCCGCTTGAGCATCTGCAACGTTAGTTAAATCAAAAGTAGTTGTTGTAGATGTTTTTGTTACCGCTTCTTTTGTTTCTTCTTTCTTTTTTGCCTTTGCGGGGGCAGGACTTACTCCCGGATTCGGATTTTTACCTGGATGTGAGGGTCTTGTTTTTGGAGGTGTTTTTGTGCCCGGTTTAGTTTTTGGGGCAGTCTTTGTTTGTTCTCCCTCAATTAAATTTTTGTGTAAAACATTAATCTCAGACTCACTCAAAGATAGTAATGTTTTTTGACTTAATCCAAACTTAATTAAATCAGAATATTTATTAGTTTTCATATATAACGTTTTTTTCAAATTCAAGAACGATATCTCGTTCATATAGTTTATCTTTAACTTGTTGTTCTGTTTCTCCAAATCTAAACACTAATCTTTTTGTTGTAGTAAAATCAATGGTATCATTTTCTTTTTCCCATCCTAATGCGATGACATCATCCATACTATCCATAAAACTAAAAAAATCAGAGTTTTGAATTAGTTCCAACTCTAACGAGGTGTTTTTCAATACTCCAACTTTTTTAATATACTCCAAACTAGGAGGTTTCGGATATCCGTTTGATGGTTTTGACTCCCAACTTTCATCCCATATGTCTTTTATGTCATCAGAGAAAATGAATTCATACATATTATCCCCTTTATAGTTAGGACCCAATCCATTTATAAAGACTAAATGGTTCATAGAATACTTCCAAAAGGAGAAATTTTATATTGTTTATTTCCAACTTCAAACACTAAATTTTTCTTATTTGTTTTTCCAACAAATCTTGAATTTATGTTTTCTTTAAAGAATTTTTTTGCGTTTACTTCTTGTTGAATTGATTCTGAAAGTCTTTTTATTTCAGAAAAAATTTCAGATTTTTTTATTTTTCTTTTATTTTCTCTCTCTTGATTAATTTTTTGATTAAATTTTTTCTCATCTTCAGATACTATAAAATATTTTAATAAAACATCTTCAATTTTAGATTCTTTAAAAACAGAGTCAGCAATATTACCTAAATGAGTCATATCATCATCTTCACTTTCTCCAAATCTAGCAGTAGTTGCTTTAAGAGCGGTTCTTTTAGCAATTTCATCTCCAAGTTCAGGCCAAGTACCTTCTCCTAATTCACTTTCTTTTGGTTCCATTTCAGGAGACATTTCTCCTTCTTCAGATGAAGTCTCATCTTCTTCTGATGGTGACTCTTCCTCAGAACCAAATGTTTCTTCAGGATTAAATTCTTCTTCAGTACCCTCAAGTTTATTCATTACATCTTCTCTATCATCTTCATCTAACAAATTTAAATCAAGTGCCGATAAGATTGAATTTATAACATACTTAACATCTTTTGAAGACATTTGTTCCTCTTCATTTGATTTTAACGCTCTTAATTTTTGACCTAATTTTCCTGTAAGTTTTTGAATGGTTTTGAAAGTAACAACTTCGTCTCTTTCTTCGTTTGAACCCATCTCATCTTCAGGAACCTCCATATCCCCTTCTTCAGAAGGCATTTCGCTTTCTTCTTCGTCTGATGGTGGAACAGGTGGTGGAGTTGGTTCTCCCCCCATCGGGGGTGCCGGTGGTGGAGGTACATTTTCTACCTCATCAGTCGGTTCAGGATTTTTTTTTTCTAAATTTGTGGTTTTTAAAACGAATTTTTTTTGTTCAGAAAATAAAGAAACTCCTTCTTTATTTTCAAAAAGTTCATTCATTTCTTTCGCCATTAAATTTAATCTTTTTAATGCTTGTGAATATGAACTATAATATTTTCTATCTTGCATAGGTGATATATAATCAACATTAGATTCTGAAATTGTTTTTTTAATTACATATCCTGATTTTTCTCTAATGATTTGATACTCATTTCCATCAGCAAGAGTTAATTTATATTCGCTTTTTGAAGTTTCGTTAATATTTGAAGGAGTAGACTCTTTATATCTTGCAATTTCTAAAATTCTTGAAATTTTATCAACTCCTGTCAATTTTTCACTTCCTAGTGGGTTTAAATTGGCCATTTTATATTTTATTTAATTTTTTTATTTTTAATGACAAAAATCCAATTAGATTTTTTCTTTATAAATATATCGAACTATTGATTATTTCAAGACAAACGGTTTAATTCCTTTAAAGAAAGAAGATTATCCATCATTTTATTTTCAAAATCATACAGTTTTTGGATATACCCGTTTCTTCTCAATACTTTAAACACAAGATTTTCAATAGCGTATTCTCCCCCACTTTCTAATCCTGTCTTTCTAAATTTTTTTATTTTTTCTTTAAACTTACTTATTATTTTTTTTGCCTCATCTAAATCTTCATCGGACGCATTTTTAATAACCTCATCAATCATATTCATCCAAGACTTGCTTTTCTTATCAACTTCTTTAAAATTAATATCAATATCTTCTTTTTTTGGTTTTTTAATCCATTCATCAAAAAGTACGGAATAAACACCTGAACTTTCATGAGGTTCACTTTCATCTTGAGCGTAAAGTTCAACCTCATAATTTTTTATGGTAATATCATGATTAGAATTAAATAATAGTTTTTTTAAATTAAAAAGTTTTTGGTACAGTTCTAAAGTTTCTTTAGGAAACTGTCCATAATCAATAATCAAGTGTAAATCAAAGTCAGAATATTTTGACCAGTTAAAATTAGATAAAGACCCTGTTAATACTATATCTTTTACAAAAACGGGTACATCTAAAAACTCAATAAATTCGTATGCAATCTCTAATAGTCTTTCTCGTATTTCAGGTTTAATTTTTTCATCACCATCTGATTTTTTTGGAGTGTACCAAACATCAGGGTTCAAATTATCCTGTAATGCAAAACTTTTTAGAATATCGATATTTTTATCCATTATAGATAAATACTCGATAAATAAAGTTTTTTATACTTTTTTATATTTAAAAACTTTTGAAATGTTAGAATTAAAGTATTTTCCTTGGGATTCGGCCATCCTAAATTCTGTATAAGTCCTGTGAGGTACTTTTTCGTACTCATATTTAGAACCATTTTTAAACTCAACAATTAAAGAATTGCTTTCAACATCGTATTCAGTTTTAACCAAATTTGATGAATCAATTTCATTTATTATTTTAGTCCCTTGTATTGTTTCTTTTTTTATTCCCATTTTTTTTGTTATTTGTATTTAATGGAGTTTCGTCATTAATACGACTCATCTCTTTTCTAAGATAAACAACAAAATCATTGTGGTCAATATCAAAAAAAGATTTAACTTCATTAAATAACTTACTATGTTCATTACTATACTCTTGGAAATATTTCATAATATCTTGTGGATAATATGGTGGATTTTCTAACTGTTCTTCAGTCCATCCTTCTCTTTGGAAACATTGCCTTAATTTACGATATATTGACATTAGATTCTTATCCGCGTCAAGTTGTTTAATAAATTTTTCAAATGGTTTCATATTCATAAATACATCTTAAATAAAAAACCCCCAATTAATGGGGGCCTTTTTTAAGATTTTAATTTTTTAAGTTCGTCTCGAATCTCAATTGCTTTTTCAAAATTATGTTCTTTAATCGCCAATTTTAAATCACTCTCAAGTGAATCAATCTTTTCTTTGTTTTTTTCCAAACTTTTTATTTGGTCTCTTAGTTTAACAGCCGACTCAAAATCTTCATTTTCTATCGCCATTTCAAGTTGGTAATTTAACATGTCAATTTTATTACCACCTTTTTTAATTCTTTGGTTTGGTTGTCGGTCATTAGTTCTAATAAAATTAGTTATGACGGTTTCACCATCTTCTGACTTATAGGTTTCTTTAATCCAATTACCTTGTTCGTCAGAACCTTCCTCAATTGTTCTGTTTAGGTTTAAATGATTGTTAAACATAGAGTCGAATTGATTGAACATCGCATCAAAATCTCTAAAAAAATCGTTAAAATTTCTTTTTCTTCCAAACATAATGTTTTTTTTTATTTTAGTTTATTTATTTTTTTTTCGTTAAAGAACGAATCCCGTGCCAAAGTAATAACATTATAATTATTGTCATAATATAATAAATATTAATGACAAAAAGTCATTAACTTATTTTAAATATGTCATTTTGTCAATATTGGATTTTTAATTTAATTTTTTTATTATTATAAAAAAGTAATGTTATGATTGAATCTATGGATAACGAAAACAGAAAAGAAAATAAAAAATCTACTGAGTCTACGACACCCGCATTGGATAATTTTAGTCGTGACTTGATTAAATTGGCCGAACAAGGAAAACTTGACCCTGTAATTGGTAGAGAAAAAGAAATTCTTCGCATCGCTCAAATTCTTTCAAGAAGAAAGAAAAATAATCCTATTATTATAGGTGAACCAGGTTGTGGTAAAACCGCTATTGTCGAAGGTCTTGCAATGAAAATTTTTAATGGAGAATGTCCAAGAAATTTAGTGGATAAAAGAATTCTTTCATTAGATATGACTTCTATTGTTGCGGGAACAAAGTATAGAGGCCAGTTTGAAGAAAGGATGAAAGTAATTATTGAAGAATTACAGGCTAATCCTGATATTATTGTGTTTATCGATGAAATACACACAATTGTTGGGGCAGGTAATTCATCGGGTTCATTGGATGCTTCTAATATTTTTAAACCAGCATTGGCTCGTGGAGAAATACAATGTATTGGGGCCACTACATTAGACGAGTATCGTAAAAACTTTGAAAAGGATGGGGCTCTTGAGCGTAGATTCCAAAAAGTAATTGTTGATGGTGCAACGAAAGAAGAAACACTAGAAATTTTAAAAAATCTAAAAGATAGATATGAAGGATTTCATAAGGTGTCTTTTTCAGATGAAGTTTTAAACACATGTGTCACTTTGGCAGAAAGATACATTACTGATAGAGAGTTCCCTGATAAAGCAATTGATATTTTAGACGAGGTTGGAGCCAGATGTCAAGTTGATATGAAACTTCCTGAAATCATTGAGGAATTAAAACTAAAGGCTCAAGAAATTAAATTAAAAAAAGTTGAGGTGGTTAAAAGTCAAAAGTATGAGGAAGCAGCTGAACTTAGAGATAAAGAAAGAAAAATTTTATCCTCATTAGATGAAGAGAAGAAAAAATTTGAACAAGATTTAAACACAAAAAAGAAAGAGGTTGAGTTGGAATTAGTTTACGAAGTAGTTTCAAATATGACAAAAATACCTGTTAGTAAATTAACTTCTGATGATACAAAAGCGCTAATTGATTTAGACGAGATATTAAATAAAAAAGTAATTGGTCAGTCAGACGCGGTTAAAAGAATTGTTAAATCAATAAGAAGAAATAGACTTGGGATAAAAGACCCAAGTAGACCAATTGGTTCATTTATTTTCTTAGGGTCAACTGGTGTTGGTAAAACTTATTTAGCAAAACAATTGGCTAAAGAAGTTTTTGGTAGTGAGGAATCTTTAATTAGAGTTGATATGTCTGAATATCAAGAAAAACATTCGATATCAAGATTAATTGGAGCTCCTCCAGGATATGTCGGATATGATGAAGGAGGTCAATTAACTGAACAAGTTAAAAATAAACCTTATTCGGTGATTCTTTTTGATGAAATTGAAAAGGCAAATAAAGACATTTTTTCTTCTTTATTACAAGTTCTTGATGAAGGACACATGACCGATGGTTTAGGTAGAAAAATTAATTTTAAAAATTGTATTATAATAATGACATCTAATTTAGGTGTTAAAAAATTACAAGACTTCGGAGTTGGAGTTGGATTTAGAACAAATAATGAGTACACCAATGAAGAAATAAGAAAAGAAACATTACAAAAAGAGCTTAAAAAGTTTTTTTCACCAGAATTTTTAAATCGTATTGATGATATTGTAGTCTTTAATTCTTTAAATAAAACCAATATTGAATCTATCGTTAAGATTGAGCTTAACAAACTTAAAGATAGATTGGATGGTCTAAAATATAACATTTCATTTGATAAGAGTATTGAAGATATGATATCTAAAGTTGGATTTGATGAATTATATGGCGCCAGACCTCTTAAGAGGGCAATACAGGAAAAGATTGAAGATTATATTTCGGAAGAAGTATTAAAAGGAAACATTAAGGAAAATACGAAATATGTTATAAAGTCTGATGAGGATGAAAAATTAACGATAGTTAAATCTAAAAAATCAAAATAAATCAGGTGGGGAAACCCACCTTTTTTTTTAAATTATTTTTACGTTAAGACTTCTTTATTTGACCATAAAAAACTATTTATAGGTAAATAGAAAATAATATGCAAAACGAAAAAAAATGTCCGTACAGTAAGCGTAAAACTAAAGTGTTATTCATTTGTAAAAAGAGAAAACATCCATATGAATATACTGAGATTGACGATAATTTAAAATCAAACGAAAATACTAAAATTCTAAAATCTTCAGGTCTATTAAACTCAGCGAAATTTGTTTCTAAAATGTTAAATAAAAATAATATAGAATCAAAAGTTGTTGATGTTATTGATAATAATAGTATTGATAAAGTAGTAAAAGAATTTAAACCTGATTACGTAATAATTGAAGCTCTTTGGGTAGTACCTGAAAAATTTGAAGTATTGACTAAACTACATCCAAAGGTTAAATGGATAGTTAGATTACATAGTGAAATACCGTTTTTATCTAATGAAGGAATTGCGATTGAATGGTTATACAAATACATAAAATATAAAAATGTTTACATTGGTTCAAATAGTATTGAAGCAACAGAAATACTTGAAAATATATTAAAAACAAAATTATTCTACTTACCAAATTACTACCCAATTAAATCCGAAGGAGGATGTCCTGTTGTGGAGACTCAAGAAAATACAATCAATATTGGATGTTTTGGTGCAATTAGACCAATGAAAAATCAACTACAACAAGCAATCGCCTCTATTGAATTTGGTGACTCATTAAACAAATCAATTAGATTTCATATAAATTCTGAGAGAATTGAATCTAGAGGGGAACCTGTATTAAAAAATATACGAGAATTATTTAAAAACAATCCAAAACATACATTGGTAGAACACCATTGGCATGACCATCATGATTTTATAAATTTAGTTAGAAAAATGGATATAGGACTACAAGTTAGTTTTTCTGAAACATTTAACATTGTTAGTGCCGATTTTGTTTCAAATGGAATACCCGTTATAGTTTCTCCGGAAATTAATTGGGCATCCCGTATATTCAAAGTAAATCCTAACTCAAACAAAGAAATAGTAAAAAAATTAAAATTTGTTTGGAAATATAAAAAATTCGGACTAAACTTGTTTAGTTTATTTGGACTAATCAAATACAATTGGAAATCTAAAAACGAGTGGTTAAATTATTTTTTATAAAAATTTTGCCAGAATAGTAAAATTTCATATATTTGCAATATGAAAAATAATCTACCATATTGTAAAACTTCTTTGGCGATTAAAGGTTATGAAGATTCTTCTATTGCCAAATCAGAAAAAAATGATTGTGTTGTTAGAGCAATTGCATCGTCTTTTGATATTGATTATGATTCGTCTCATTTTTTTGTAAAAAAAATGTTTTATAGAAAACATAGACAAGGGACTAAAAATTTTGTCTCTAAGATGTATTCTTTAATTGAAAAAGGTATTGATATTGGTGGTAAAAAATTTGAAGCGGTTGGTAAAATTAAACATGATTTTACAAAAAGACATACATTAAAATACGAAGTTAAGGTTAATGGTTCTGTGGTTGAAAGAAAAATGACCGTTGGGACATTCACTAAAAAAAACCCTAAAGGTACTTATTTGGTTGTTGTTAGAGGTCATGCGTTTACCATAAAAAATGGTGTGGTTATTGGAAATATAGAAGACTCAGAGAGAAGGAAAAAAATCATTAATTACGCTTGGAAAGTTATCAATTAAAAAACATGAAAAGAATATACCTCGATGATGTCAGAACTCCAATTGATAAGGATTGGATTGTTGTTAGGTCTTACGATGAATTTGTTTCTAAAATACAAGAAATCGGATTGTCTAAAATTGAAACAATTTCATTAGACCATGATTTAGGACGAGAAGCCATGAATGAGTACTTCAACAACGTGTCACCTAATTATACATTGGATTATAATAATTTAAAAGAAGAATTTACAGGATACGATTGTGCAAAATGGTTAGTTAATCACTATTATGAAAAATATCACAATGACGAAACTTCATCAAAAGACAAAAAATCTTTGGGAATCTCTTTCCCTAAAGTTTATACTCATTCCGCCAACCCTATTGGAAGTGCAAATATTATGGGTTACATCAATAATTTCTTAATGAATGAACACCAATCTCAAACTTGTATAAGAGTTCAAATCGCACATAATGTTGATTAATATGGAAAATTTAAGAATTAAACTAAATTCTGTTTTAAAGGTAATAATGATGATATTAATTCCTTTGGTAATTGCCGATTCATTTTTTTACCTGATAGGTTCGTTTATTGCTCAAGATTGGAATTATGAAAATTGGTGGATGTTTACTTCTACAATTGGAAGAATTTTATTATCTTTGATTCAAATTATGATATTAGTTAACATACCTAAGTGGTACGAACAATTTAACCAAAAATGAACATATTCTTTTTAGACAAAGACCCAAGAAAATGTGCTGAATATCACTGTGACAAACATGTTGTTAAAATGATATTGGAAACCGCTCAACTTCTTTGTTCTGCACACCACATGACCCCTCAAGTCACCCCTCAAGTCCCATATAAACTTTCTCATAAAAATCACCCTTGTTCGATTTGGGTTAGAGAAAGTTTATCAAACTATCTTTATCTATGTGAACTTGGCTTAGAACTTTGTAAAGAATATACATATCGTTACGGTAAAAGACACAAATCACAAGATGTTATTGAGTGGTGTCTTGTAAATAAAGTAAAAATTTGTGATAAGGGATTCACTGAACCGGCAAAAGCAATGCCTGAATATTTTAAAGTAACAGATGTTGTTGATTCTTATAGGAATTATTATATTGGCGCAAAATCAGGATTTGCACATTGGACTAATAGGGATGTCCCTTATTGGTTTACTAAATCATCATTAAATTAGACTATAATTTTGTAGATAAAATAAGACAAATCATAATTTTTATTTTTTTTGATATTTATTATTAAAAATAATATAAACTTAAATTAAAATTATCGATTTATATGTCCAAAGAGGTTATTGTGGCATTTATTACTGGTGTTTTCGGACCGGTGCTTTTACTTTTCTTAAAATACAAATTCTCTAAATTAAAAAAGACTGATATGGTCATTGACACTTTAAAAGTTAGTGAAACAGTAATGACAAAACTTGAACAGGTAAAAGATGAGTTTGAGTCGGATAGGGTTTGGATTTCACAATTTCATAATGGTGGCAATTTTTATCCTACAGGTAAATCTATGGCTAAGTTTAGTATACTATATGAAGTTGTTAATCCTGGAATACTATCAATACAAACAAATTTTCAAAATATTCCTGTAAATTTATTTAGCAGGCCAATAAACAAATTATATGAATCTGATTTAATTGAAATTCCTGACTTTAAAGATGTCACAATTGCAACATATGGTTTAAAATATGTTGCGGAAGACAGTGGATGTAAATCAGGATATCTTTTTGCAATAAAAACTATTGATAACAAATTTATTGGTATTTTAGGGATAGATTTTGTTAAAAAGAAAGTTAAACTTAATCAAGAACAAATTACTCATTTACAAGTCCATTCGGCCACATTAGGTGGAGTAATGATGGATGGTTTAAAAAAGAGTTAAGCGTAAAAATCTTGGATTTCCGCAGGAGTATCTTGAGTTATATTTTTATTTTTATATAATACTTCATCTATATCACCAGTAACTACATTAAGTAAAAAAACTCCATCTTCATGGGTTTGGTCAATTTCATCAGTATCCTCATCTCCAGCATTAACAGTAATAGTATTTAATAAAAATGTTTTTTTTGTTTTATTAAGTTCAAAATCTTTTCTTTCGACTGTATTAATAGTTGATAATACATTTTGGTCATATGATGCGTACTCATATACATCATAAGGAAGAAATTCGTTTGTATAAGTTACACCGTCCCCATTACAGTAATAACATTGTACGTTTCCGGTGCCGTCACAATTTTGACAAGTAACATCTTTTTCTCCCTTACAATCATCACAAGTAATTTCTTTGTTTCCTTCACAATAATCACAAGTAATTTTACCTCTTCCATCACAATTACCACATTCATCCCCTTCCTCATCCACACCGTCTCCATTACAATCAGGACAATCGACAGTACCGTCTCCATCACATTCAGAACAATTGACAGTACCTTCTCCACCACAGTTATCACAACTTACCAAGCCTCCACCATAACAATCCTCACACACCTCATTTCCACTTTCGTTACAAGAATTACACTCAATTGAATTATTAATTTCTCCAAATTCAACTACTGAAAAAATAAAAAGATTACTATTTAATTCATTAATTAAAGACTCGACATCTTTTTCTTGGTAAACCGCATCAGCAATAAAAACTAATTTTATTATTTGGGATGGTTTCATCAGTTCTCTTATATCTTTAATATATGAATTAGACATAATTACACGATAAATTGATTCTAAACTCAAATTAGTGTCATCCATAAATGGTCTAATTGCTCTTGAAATGGAAATTAAATTCATAATAAATTTTATTTATAAATATCTTGAGTTTATTTAATAAAAAACCCCCTATAAAAATATAGGGGGTCTTAACGACTACGTAGTATAAATTACTTAACCACTACAGTTGTATCAACAACAGTTGTGTCCGCGGCAGTTGTGTCAACAGATAAAGAAACGGTATCAATTGAAACTGCAGTTGTATCTGTAGTTGATTCAGTTGAAGTTGTTTCAGTTCCGCAAGAAGATAACATTGTTACTACACCGAGTGCTAAAATTACTTTTTTCATTTTTCTTTTTTTTGTTATTTAATTTTTTATTTTCACTTATAAATATACTACATTAACCAAAAATAGTCAAATACTATTAATAAAAAAAGGGGATATTAAATATCCCCTTTTTGTTGGTGGAGGTAGAGGTATCGAAACCTCGTCTTGTTTATTTTGAATAACTATGACTACATGTTTAGGATAATATTCATTCTAAATATTCCAAAATATGAAGTTCAAATTTTGCCATCTGAGCTTCCAACGGTGGAAGGTTCACTTATACTGTGGTAGAACCTCTAACGAGACCAACAATCCACGGCTTCTGTTCCTGGGTTATACGCCTGCCGACCCGGACGAGGAAGTGCTTACGCTACTTCAACGAGCTCGTCTTGTTTAACAAGACCTAATAGAGCCATTTTGTTCAATACGTTGCCGATTGAGTTTTGAATCAGTTTTAACGAAGTTAATTCAGCTTCGACATGCCATTGATATACAATAATACCAATCAATTCCAACTTACCCCCATATTTTCAAAGAACACTACAAAGATATAAATATATCTTCAAATAATCAAATTATTTGAATATTTATTGGTATGAGATTAAAACTTTTTGAAGAAGTTAATGAAGATTGGCTCTATATGCAATTGCATATGTTTAAAAGAGGTATTGTTTCTGAAACACAAATTAAACGTGCGGATGATTTGATTTATGATATTAAAAAAAATGGAATCATAACTTTAAAATTTGATAATAATAATGACTATTTTAAATTATTTAAAAATAAACTTAGTAATGATGACATTTTTATTATGGACCAAATTTTTAATTCATACTATGGAAGTATGGAATTTTTTGATAGTTATAGAGCAAATGAAGATTGGGAGTGTGGGTACATTGTAAGTACATTTAATGAATCTAACATGGATAAAGTAAAAGAAATTTCCATGATAATATCACCTGGAATAGATTTTGAAGATTACGCATCCACTCCAAGGGAAGATTTTTCTCAAAAATTAAATAATTTTTTTCCAAGAATTGTAGAAGATATAATTAATGAATATTCTTCATCCATAGATACCGCAATAAAAGACTATATTTCAAATTACATAGAAAAAGATATTTGTGACGCTTTTTATAATTATGGAATTTATAATTCAAATTATTGTTTTTACAAATATCACACAACAGTTGATAATCTTATAAAATTGTATGATACTTTTGGTGAAAAAAGTAAGCCTTTGGTGAACTTATTAAAAAAAATTGCCGATTTAACCGATATTGAAGGTAATTATTGGGAAGAATATATTGATGCAACAAGTAGCGTAAATTTTGATAGTGACTCTTTTAATAACTATGTTGGAAGAAAGTTAGATGATATTATAGAGCGATTAGAAGAGGATTCTGAAATGTTTTTATCTATTAATGAATACAAAAACATAGTAAAAAAATTATCAAAAAAATATAATTTTAATAGATGGTATGATTTACCAAAGGATAAAAAAATAATGTTTAAGATTACTCATATTGACCCCGGAACAAACAAGATTAATTTTGAAGTTAAAAACCAAAATGGTTTTTATCGTAACTCATTAAACTTGGAAAATTTTAATTTATTTTTACATCATCCTGAAATAAAATTTGAGGATTAAAAAATTATTTATTATCTTTGTGTAAAAGATATAAAAATGTCAAGAGACCTTAATTTATTAAAAGAAGTTCTTTCAGTTCCAACTCACACATATGAAGAGGATTTGATGGTTCAATTCATTTCTGATTGGTTGAGAAAAAATAATATAGACCATTACGTAGATGAACACTTAAATGTTTATGCGACCAAACAAACTGGTGTGTTATCAGACGATTTTATGTTTCCTTGTGTTGTATCTCATACCGATACTGTACACAGACTTGACACTATCAATGTTGTAGAAGAAATGTTACCTAATTCACACGGTGAATTAAAATTATCACTTAAGGCGTATAATAATGATGGAGAACCGACAGGAATTGGTGGTGATGATAAATGCGGTGTATTTGCATGTTTAGAACTTTTAAAAGAATTACCTAATTTAAAAGCGGCATTTTTTGTTTCAGAAGAAACGGGGTGTCACGGCTCAAAAAAAGCAAACGAATCATTTTTTTCAAACGTAGGTTATGCAATTCAATTTGATGCACCAGAAAATTGGATGGTGACTGAAACTTGTTTTGGAACAAGGTTGTTTGATAGAAAAAGTGAGTTTTTTGAGAAGTGTGATATCATTTTAAATGAAAACATGAATGATAAACTCAAGTATATGACACATCCTTATACCGATGTTTATGCGCTTAAAAACAAATTTAATTTTTCATGTATTAACTTCTCAATCGGATATTATCGATATCATACAAGAAATGAATATGTTGTTGTGGAAGATACATTTAATGGAATTGAGATGGGTAAAAAAATGATTGAGTCCTTGGGATATCAAAAATACGAGTACAAACAAACTAAGAAAGAATACTTTTTTTAACTCAATTATTGTGGAGGTATTGCGTAATAACAATATCTTTTGGTGAACCATACAAATCCTTTAAGATTAATCCATTGTTTTTGGAATGTAGTCATTCCTCCATATATGTTGTTATACGCTTGTTGTTCAATATAAAAATATGGGTTGGGGTAGTTTATAGCTGACGCTAAAGCAGGACCTGTAAAAGTATTATTAGCTCCCCAGGCTGTATTCTCAACAGATATAATAATGTATAAATCAATTCTTCTATTATTTTGTCTCGCACCTTTTGCGATAATATCCAATCTGCCACCGGTGGCACCAGCACTTTGAGCATTAGCATAACTATAAGTAGGAATCCCATTTTGATAACAATGTAATAATATTCTGTCAGAATATCGAACTTGGTCTTTTGCTGCAATAGTATCTATTGTTGGAGACATGTTTTTATACCACCCTTCATAAAAATCATTGTCTTGTATTGATTCTCTTGATATTTGGGAATTTATAGTATCCCAAGTAGTCCAAGAACAAGCATTATTCCACCATTCTAATTCTAAATTAGCTCTGTTTATTTTTTTTAAATTATCTGTTTGGGAATTATTATACCTTGTAATATTACCTGTAGACTTAAATGTTGTTGCACTTCCTGATACAACGCCCTTATATATTACTCCACTATCATTTAACTGTTTTAAAAATATTGAAAAATTAGTATAGTTACTTGTTGATGAAACTATACTTGAGGTACTATATAGGTACACGCCATTAAATCCGTACTTTTTTAAGTATTTTGATAATGTCGAACGACCATTTAAATTATTGTATATCGTATCTGTCTTATCGATATACATATATCTTTCCCAACTATATTCATAAGGTATTAATGGTCTTGATTTTTCGGTTTTTGAGTTTAAATCAAACTCAGTTACTTCCTCTTTTTTACAGTTAGTAATTAACAAGATTAACAAAAATAAAAAACCACTTAAGATAGATTTTATTTTCATATTATATCTTTTTATATAAATATAAAAATAGATTACCTAAAGTGGCTAGTTAAAACCTAATTTCATTTTGTATCCAAAATTAAGTTAAAAAAGAGATGATTTTTTCTTTAATCCCTAATTGTTTAATCCCTTCATTTTCTTTAATAGTATGGACAAAATTATTTAAACCAAAACTTTCAAATCCTCTTTTATTAAAAAATTCCTCAGACATATTTAAATCATCAATTGCGACCCAATTAGTTACACTTTTATGTTCAGATAACCAATGAGATATCTCTTTCGCTCTTTCAAATTCTAATTCGGCTCTAAACCTTAGAGATGACCATTCTTTAGGAAAAATATCCTTAAACATCTCTGTTGTTGCAATTGGTTTTTTGATTATACCTTGATTGGTGTAATATTCCCTTAATTCTTCAAGAGTAGCGTGGTATCTCCAATCAGATGTGATTACAATTTCCGCATCAGTTTCAGAAATAATTTCGTTTAAAAGTTTAATCGCCTTTTTGTCAAAATCATCAAATCTAACATCAACAGGTACTTGTTCAATATCGGAAGAAGGATTTTTCTTTAAATATTTTTGGCGTTTTTTAGTTCTGTTTCCCCAATTATTGGACAAACAAATTACTCCATCATGGTCTAAAAAAATAATTTTCATTTTAGTTTTTTTTTTGAGGTCAGAGGTGGATTCGAACCACCGTATATGGTTTTGCAGACCACCGCCTAACCACTCGGACATCTGACCAATAATTATAAAAAATGTACTACCACCAGGACTCGAACCTGGAACCTTGACGATATAAGCGTCCTGCTCTCACCTATTGAGCTATGGTAGCGTGTCGTTACCAATGTACTATATCTCCTTGGTGATTATCCCACTCATCATCATTTTTAATCGAGTCTATAAACTCTTTAGAATTTTCCACATTCGCAGGATATACCTCACGTATAGTTTCAACATTATTTAGATTGTTTAGACCTAATTTAATGTTATCTGAAGCAGGTGCAGATGGAGACTCATCCATTAATGTAAATTTCTTGAAGTCATCAAATTGTTTGCTCATTTTTTTTGTTTTTTATATACGTAAGTTATAGTATCTCCTATTTTGTAAACATCATTCCTATTTGTTGTTATTCTATTTCCACAATCAGTTATATAAACATATGTTGGGTCTATTTGCAATGTAGACTCAGGTTGTTTTGAATATTGGCTATCAATCACACATTTTACAATCTTATCACCGTCTTCAATTGTGTGATTTTTACCATTACAACTTGTAATGAAAACCGAGAACAAAGTTATAAAAATAAACCATAAGACAATACCAATAATTGTAGAATTTTTTTTCATATTAATAATTATTTTTTTTACAGTATGTTTTTGATTGCGATTCAATCCAATTTTCATCATTTTTAAATTCCTTCCAAGTATCAAAATCTTTCAATGATTCCAAAACTTCTGTTGGAATTAAAATAAATCCATCAGGCGCAATTCCCGAATATTTGTAATAGTGGGAATTTTCCAATTTTTCTTTCATCATTTGACAAAATAACTCGTCTTTGATGAATTCATTATGTTCATCTTCTAAATAATTGTCTTGACTTCCCATATTGATAATCTTTTTACAAATATAGAATATTTTTTTATTAATAAAAAGTAAAAAAATTAATTTTTTTGTTTTAAATATCTATTTTTTCTTGCGGAATTTTTATTACGAGATTTGAAAGTACTTAATTGAGAATCACAATTAGGACAAACCAATCTTAAATTATTTCTATTGTTATTGGACGCATCTCCATCTATATGGTCTAGAACAAATACTAGAATTTTTCCCATCCATTCATCATCCATATTACAAATAGCACATTTATGATTTTGTTCTTCTAAAAATTTTTTTTTAAAACTTCTTGGATTAAAATTTTCTCTACAATATTCTTGATTATTGTTGAGGAAATGTTCATATTTTTTTTTACTTAAATCTTTATGTTGACAATCTAAAGAACAATATTTTTTAGAAAAAAGATTACATTCTTTTTCACAATACACACATTTAATTATTTCGTATTTTTTACATTTACCATAATTGTGAGGCTTATATCCTTCAGGTATTTTTTTTCTGATTTTTAATTCAATTCCTAATTTTTTTGCAATTTTTTTTATGTAAGTATCAGAAACATTATATTTTTTTGCAATTTCAGTATAAGGTAAATTTTTATTAAAGATTAAATCTTCTAAATCTTCTTTTATATATTTCATATCTATATTTTACTATAAATATTACTATCGAACTGAAAATCAAAACGAACTACAATTTTTATTTTATAGTTCGTTTTGATTTGGTGGTCCCGGGGCGATTCGAACGCCCGACCGACTGCTTAGACATACCACTATGACTTTCGTCACCCTTTTGGTTTGTGGTCTGGACTATATCATCATCCATTTTTAGGATGCTTCCCCCTTAGTCTCTACACACTTTCCTATTTGATAGGAGTTGGCTCGGTATTACCATCAGCATTATCTGTTAAGGTTTCACCGAATTCGAGAAGTTCTATATATGAATTACTTCATATACGCCCCCTTTACTTGAGGCAGTTGCTCTATCCAGCTGAGCTACAGGACCATTTTTTAAATAATTTTATAACACAAATATACTAAAAGAAATATTAAAAATCCAATAAAACTTATTACCCAATAACCAACAATTTTATTTGTCGTTTTAACGTTTTCTTCTGAACGTCCTTGCCACTTATCAGGATTCCAATTATCCATTTTATTTATATTTTTTTACAATGTTACTAATGATTTGTTCCTCTTCAGCAGAAATTCGATAATAATTTTCAATTAGAAATATACAATTATCTCTATGATTTTCTTCATGCAAAGACATACGGTCATTTTTTTTAAATTTGTCCAAATGACCCTCTTCATCAAGAGTATGAATAATTTCTTTTATATCATCAGATTCACACATTGATATAAATTCATTTACTGAAATGTATTCTTCTGTTTCTATTGTTATGTATGGCATTGTTTTATTTATTTTATTGTAGTCCGTACGGGAATCGAACCCGTGTTTCCTCCGTGAAAGGGAGATGTCCTAGACCCCTAGACGAACGGACCATTAAAAAATTCGTCTCTAACCTGTCGGTTTAATTTACTTTTTCACCACCAATCGCGATAAAGATGGCCGAAACCGAAAAACTTATAGGATACATTACCTACCTAAGTTGAGCTAAACCCTCATACCCCATTTTAGACTCGTGCACAAGATTGGAGTTGGGACCGAATTTAGAGCGGATAGTCAGAATCGAACTGACATCTTCAGATTGGAAGTCTGAAGTAATGGCCGTTATACGATACCCGCACCTTACTTATTCATCATCGTCTTCGTCATCTTCTTTGGATTCGTGGAACTCAAGTTCATACGTCTCATCAAGAACTTTGTCCTTACCATAATCGGCATCCATAAGTTGGTCCCACAGATTATCGTAATACTCAGTATCTACCGAAGCCATAGTCTGAGCATTCTCTTTAACATAATTCTCAATCTCTTCTTTAGACATTCCTTTTAGTTCAGGATGTGTATCTTCATTTACTGTAATCGGACCCCTCCAACAAACGTAGTAATGACCATCGGCCATATAAACATCAAGAGATACTTTTTCGTCTTTAACTGCACTCATTTTTTTGACTTTTTTTGACATGACTTTTAAGGTTTAAGGTTTTTAGTAGCGGGAGAAGGAATCGAACCTCCGACCTCCAGGTTATGAGCCTGGCGAGCTACCTCTGCTACCATCCCGCGATTTTGTTACACAAAGATAATATGTTTTATCTTAACTATCAAATAAAAAAAATATTTTTTTTCTATTAGATTAAATATACTTTAGGATGAATTTATCTTATTTTTTAGTATAAAAACAATCTAAAGTAGACTTCATTTGACTATTTTAAGATATTTATAGAATAGAAAAACCGTAAAATTATGAAAACAACAGATAATATGATAGGTCTTTTGGTACAGGATATTCTATTGGCATCATTACGTGTTCATAAACTGACCTTACGAAGTTTAGATAAACAAAATTAAATCAACTAATTTATAAAAGGTCACAAGAAATTGTGACCTTTTTTGATTTTATATAATAAAAATTATATATTTAACCCCATGAACAAAGTATTAGTTTTAAATTATGATTATACCCCACTCAATGTGACCTCTTTTACAAAAGGTTTTAAATTGGTTTATAAGGGTAAAGCAGAGGTTCTGAAAGAGTCTGACACTCCCATATATACTGAGTATCAAAAATTTGTAAGACCTCTTATAATTCGTTTATTAAAGTATGTGAAGTTTCGTATTAAAAGTATTAAAGTTAATCGTTATAGAATTTACAGAAGAGATGGAGGAAAATGTGTTTATTGTGGGTCTCAAAAACAATTAACCATTGACCACGTAATTCCTAAATCAAGGGGAGGTAAAAATAGTTGGACAAATCTTGTTACTTGTTGTCATAAGTGTAATCTTAATAAAGCAGATAGGACACCATCCGAAGCTAATATGTCATTTATAATTAATCCGTATGAACCTGATATTTTTTCAGATATTCTAAATAATTCCATTGAGACTATATGGAAAGAATATAAATTATCGATAGGGATTTGATTATATATAAAAAATTATATATATTTGTATTGTTGTTCTTTGAAAGAAATGCTCGGGTGATGAAATTGGTATACATGAGAGACTTTATTCTGTTTCGTTTGTATTTATAAGTATGAATACAAAATATACGAAAGAATCTCTTGAACCTATAGTTAAAAGATGTGGCTCAATTAGACAAGTTTTAAAAGAACTTGGACTAAAAGAATCAGGTGGTAACTACAAAAATATCAAAACAAGAATTAAATTGTTAGATATTGACACATCTCACTTCCACGGCATGTTATGGAATAAAGGTAAAACTTGGTCAAAAACTAAAGACCTTTCGTCCAAATTAGTTGAGTATTCAACATATAGTACAGGATTACCTGTATCAACTTATGTGTTGAAAAATCAACTATTAAAACTTGGTTATAAGGTGCACATTTGTGAAATGTGTAATAATACCAAATGGATGGAAAAAAAGATACCTTTAGAACTTCATCATGTAAATGGAAATAGATTCGACAATAGGATTGAAAATATTCAATTATTATGTCCTAATTGTCACGCTTTGACTGATAACTATAGGGGAAAGAATATGAGTGCTAGATAAGAAATTATCTAAGTAGAATTCCGTAAATTCGGTGAACCCTTTAGACTGGGAACGCCGAGCCAAGCCTTACAATAAGGAAGGTGTAGAGACTAGACACGGAACATCTAAGTCGAAAGATATGATGAAGGCATAGTCCAGACTACAAACTCAAATGAGGTGGTGAAAACCATAGTAGTAAGAAAATCTCTTGGTCATTGCGACCGTGCGGGTTCGACCCCCGCCCCGAGTTCCAAAAAAATACC